CTTGCTAACTCGCGCAAATGCTGGTCGATCATTGCGAACTCGACGTGCGCAAAAGTTTTAGCCGGTAAATTCGCGTGCACCGCTGGCATTGTATTGTTCGCGTCTGGTTCGCGTAGCCTACGCCGCTGGGCGTCTATGGACTCCAGTAATGCGACTTCCGCAACTAGACGTTCTTTCAGTGACGAATATGTGTGTGGCACGTTACTCTCCTCCTACTGCGCCCAGATGCGCGTCGTGCGCACGTTTATGCGTGGTTAGCCAGATCGGACGACAATCTGGGTGTTCAGCAACTACACGCGCGTCGTTCGTCCGGCAGTTGCGCGAGTAATGCGAAACCAGCCCGCCGCACAGCGCGCATTCGTGGCGACAATACGTCTTTTCGGGCCAGTTCCACAGACGGCGGATTGCGTAGAGGATTTTCGTTTTCATCGGTCGTCACCTAAAATATTGTTGATAGCTTGAAAAATCTCTTCCAATACAAACGGTGTCACATCGACATTGTGCCAACTAACCCCGCCTAGAGCGTCGTGCTTTTTCACCTCAATTCTATGCTGCGGTACTCGCTGGGTTGAGTTCGGGCTTGGAAACAAGATGACGGCGTTCATTACGACGCGGTAGTTATCGGTGACGACAAGAACGAACGGTTTCATTCCGCACCTTCCCACGCCGTCCAGAACGTCAACCGCGCGTCGCGGTCTTCGCCGTGAATCTTGCGAATAGCGCGCGCCAGCGATAACGACTCGCCGCGTGATTCGCTGAAATCGTCAAGAATAGAGCAGTTCGCGGTGGCGAGTACCGACGTTTTACGGTTCTCGCGCAGTTTCTTCCGCCATTTGGCGCGCGGCGTAAAAATCACGTGGCAAGTCGTCGATCCGCCTGTTTTATGTGGAATTGAGGTCACGGGCTCCCAGTTTGCTTCGCCTTCCCGTGCTATGTCCCGCAACGGTTTCTTCGACAGCACCAACCGGAGATGAAAAAACTCCACTTCGTACTGGCCGTGTTTTGTTTCTATTGTCCGCATTGGTTTGCTATCCTTTCTCTTGTTTTAAGTAATTTCGGTGTGCGACTGTTTCAAGCGCGTAGGGATTTCTAGGCGTCCCATTCCCTTTTCACGGAAGGCGCCGTACGACGCTTCCGCTATAGCTACGCAATCGCACACCGAAATTACTTAACCTGTAATGTTACGCTACTCCCAAGCAAGTCCACGCACCTGGAAACAACGGCCGTCCGCCGTTCGTTTTTATTAGCTCGGTGTTAGCGCGCATTTTCACGATCTTGTCGCACGCCGGTCGCCCGCAAGACGTACACCGCGCGGTGTCGGTCTGCGTCGAGTTGTGAACGCGCAATCCAATACCATACCTCGCGTCTTGGTACGCCGAAATACAGCCGCAGTATTTAATACTCGTCATTTTCGTTTTCTCCTCACGCGCTTAACGCGCAATCGTCCATTCGGTGAAAACAAAATACAGCGCGACCCAAAACCACGCCGCGATTACTAAATGCCGTAGCGTCATTGTACCCGGCCTTTCGGCGGCGCGGTAAGCTCCGTGCCGTGCTGTACCCCGAGCACAAACATTACGACAAACGCTGCTTCAAATACCGACGATACGCCTCTGGCAAGGAAGACTAATAACATTAGCTGGTCAACTAACTTGGCCAGCGGCTTCAGTTTCTCGTCGCTCAGTTCGTTGTAGAGTTGCTGCCGATTGTCGTCGAACTTTCTTCCGGCTAACTCCGCAATGCTGTTTTCGGCGTCTGGCGGCAAAGCCGCTCGAATCGCGTCAATCGTTTCTTTCAGTGTCATGTTGCGCTCTCCTGTCTTGTCGGTTTAGTGAAACAACAATTGCCACAACGACCAAAGAATCAGCGGTGTGGCGATGAAAAGACAGATTAGGAATCTTTGTCTGTTTTCCGTGGACATTCGGTACGATTCTCTGAATCTGTCTTCCTCAGTCAAAAAAAACACTTCTTTCGGTTTCATACAATTCTCCATCGGTTTCTAGCTGCGAGTAAGTAATAAAAAGCACGACGAAGCAGCGTGCAACGCGCATAGCGATTTGTTTTTCGCCTTCGTCGGCGCATCTCCCCGCGCCGCTTTGCGCGGTAAATCACTTCGCGGGCAAAAGCTCAAACCAAAAATCGGTGTACGCGGGACCAAACGCCCGCATTGCGTACGCGGCTCGTTTTTCGTCCGCCCGCGCGTCGGCTAAACGCGCTAGTGTTGCGCGTCGATGGTCTGCGGCAAGGTTTGCGCGGTGTTCAGCGACCGCACGTTCTTGCGCGGGCGTCGGGCGGCCGTCTGCAAGCGTTGTGTCCGAGTCATGCAGGTAACGCGGCGCGGCGCTGGGGGCGTCGGGGGTAACGCGCACTTCACGTCCGACTTGGACGGCAGGGACACCTGCGGCAATAACGCGGCGCAGCAAACCGAGGTCAAACGGTTTCGCGCCCACGACGCGCGTCGTATCGGTGACCCAGTCGTCTTGTGCGAGGTCGCGGCGTCGTAAGACCGGGGTGGCCCGCGCTTGTGCGATTTCCGCAAGCCGCTTGTCCCGTTGTTTGTCCCCGGTGGCCGGACGCGCGTGCGCCCGTGGCGCGTCTAGAATCGCTACGATACTGGACGCATGGCGTGCGGGGATAACCGGGTCGCCGCGTTTTGGGCGCGGTCGGACGCTACGACGCGCAATTTCAGCTACCTCGGCTTCCCGTTGCGCGCGCGCAAGGCGTTCGATGATGCTGTACCGCGTGCGCGGAAGAGGTTTTACGCTACGCATTCTGGTTGCTCCTAGTCAACCCGCGCGCCATACGCGAAACAGCGCCGTAGCGTCTTACGTGTCGCGGACGCGCAGCTTCTAGGAACGTGGGGTTTACTTCGCAGTCGCCGTTGCGGGCTTCGCGGTCGCCGGGACTTCGGCAAACGTCGATTCCAACGCTGTCAAGCTGACCGCGCCAACCGTCGCCGTGAGAACGATTTCCAGCACCTTGCCCCGTACTTCCGGCTCTGGCCAGTCGTTCGGCACGGTGTATTGAAAGCGGACGGGCAAACCACGCGTTGACATGCAGAGCGGTTTTCCCTTCAGCTTGTTCGCGCCCTCACTGAGGGACGCTTCAAACGCGACGCCGACCGGAATCGCATGCACGATTTCGAGAACGCCATTGTTAACGCGCATACCAGCCGTCATGCGCGTTGCAGACGCCGCTTGTGCGCTGCCGCTCAGTGCACTTGCGATTGATTTCAATTTCGCCACGTGAAAACCTCCTGTCTTGCAAAATTCCGTCGCAAGAGAAACGCGCTGCGACGAGTCGCGAAGTGACCTTGTGCGGCGCAGGTGAGGACGGGCGCAAACCCAGGTCCGTCAGCTTCTGGCCGCACAAGGTCACTCTCAGAGTATCACAGCGCGCCTGGCGATACAAGAACTTTTTGCAGCCTGCGCGGGGCGAACGGTGACGGGGAGTACACAAGGCTAATACCCGTGCACTATTGCACTACGACTAACGCGCTACGACCTACGCACTACCAATACCGCGCACTACGCACTATCGCTACCTACGCGCTACTACCTACCGCCTACTACCTACGTATCACAAATACCTAGTATTCCCAATACCCAGCGACCGCTTGCCGCGCGAGGTCGCAAGTATTCCCAAGAAGGTTCCAAGTGACCGGGGCCGGGGGTACAGACCCCCGAGGGGGCCGGGCGGAGAGCGGAAGCCAAGAAAGGCGACGAAGGAGCCTTTGACGCCCCGCGTATTCGCGGAGAAAAATTTCTGGCAATTTGCGCGGACACATTGCACGTTACGTCTCCAGACGTCTGCGGCGCGCGCGGCTTTACGCCTCCGGCTCCGGAAGCAGTAGAATTAGGTATGGGAGAAAACGCGTTTCTTGACGACATCGAATCCTTCGGGACGCCGGAGCGCGCGTTGCGCGAAACGATGCGTCGCGAGAAATCGGCGGTCGCGGGAAGCGGCATAGACAAAATCAAAGACTTACTCCGGTCGTGGTACGAGTCTGGTGACATCGGTGTCGGCCCGGAAGCGATGGGCGTCGGCGGTATGGTTAGTATGGCCCGCCCCGGAAGTCGCGCGTGGCCCAAGATACAAGAGCTATTCGGCGACTTCATAAACACGTATCCGAAAGTTAATCTGCAACGGTTCCAGAACGAAAAGGCGGGAGAAGAAGTATACCGACGTGGCGGTGAATATTATCTTGGATTAGATCCGGATTCGCTTGTCGCGCCGCAGTACAAGAAACCCGCCACGTATGGAGAAGGTGAGGGCGGCGAACTTCTGAAACTTCGTCAACTGGAATTTGAAAATCCGACATTCGTTTCGTCTAAAGGTTACACTCGGTCTTTTCTAGATCATTTCTTGGGTGAGAATATGGGGCGAGAATTAAAAACCGAGTTTTACAACGCTGTTGAATTACAAAAGGGCGAGATGGCAGAAACTGTTCGCCGTAAGGGTCGTCCGACTGACCCGGTCGCATATTTGCAGTCTGGTTTGCTTGGTAAAATCGGCGCGAAGCCAGAAGAGATTCGGCAAGCACTCTCGGCTCGTGAGACTCGGGATGCTCTGTACGATCTGTACAAAACTAAACTTCTGAAACGCGAAGGAATTGATGCAATAGTGCGGAAGCGTTTGAGCAGCATTAGCGAACCAGAAGTTTTCGTTGTCAATCCGCGAACGCCCAAATTACAACCGATAGGCCCGAACGAGTTAACTGAATTACCAGGAAATAGCTACAACCGAAAAGATACTCTGTATAAACTTCTCGAACGAACCGGATTGCTCGGTAAGCTTACGGAATAATGTCACGGCACGATCTTCCACAACCGTAACCACGCGCGGTACGCCGCGAGGTTTAGCTTGTCAAACTCGTCTAGGTTTTCTTTCGACATTGTCTCGCGAACGACCCCGGCGTAATCGAACGCCGCCGCCAGCACGGTTTCTCCCGGCAAAACACCGCCCACGGCTAACTTGAACTCGCTAGGTAATTTTATTTCTTCCGGCATCTTAATTCTCCTCGTCTTCCGGGCGCATCGTCGCGCCAACCTCCACCAACGCTTTAACAGACCACTCGCCGCCGTCCTTCCATCCGCGCTCGTATCCGCGCTCCCAACCATGCCAGAACGCGCCGATTAGTCCGGCAACGGTAACTACCGTCACCAAGCCTATCGCGGCTTGAACCTGCGTCAACGTCCACGTGTACGTTTCCATACGAATCCTCTCCTCGCCGCCCGCAATCGGGCAAAAGCTAACCTTTGGCGCGGCGACCGTTCGCGTCGCGACTTCGCGCGGTGACATCGGATACACAACGTCTGCATATTCGCCAGATCGGTTTCCAAGTCCGGAAACTGGTACCGGGGTTTAACATGGTCGGCGTCCCACCAAGTCCGGCGGGCCATTTGCTTAAGTGTAAGATTCAATACCTTCCGCTTCGGCCACCCGATCCGTCGGCCGGTTTCCGCCCGCCACGCTTCGTATTCGGCTTTCAACGCATCGGTATCAACAAAGCACACGGCGCAAACCCCGTGGTCTCTACGACTTAGAAAGTCCTTGGCGCGGGCTTGGAACTCAGTATCCCGTTTCGGTAACATGAGAACACTTCTGGGCCTCTCTTCGTATAGACGTATAAAAGTTACTGTGGGTTACATTTATTTTCCGTCCCGCCTGTTTCCGTCTAACACACGACATCGCGGGGACTTATCGTGTATCATGTAATTAAGGAGAACGACGATGGCGAAGCTACCCGGTGCGACGATTCAAGCGAGTGTGTACGGTATCACGGATTCGGTGTTTAACGACCACATGCGTTTGGAGACTGTCAAGGACAACAAACAGGTGAAGTTGAATGCCCGCGATTTCTCGCAGACCTCGGGCGACTCCATCGCGTTTATAGCGCAGCCGAATCAGATCGCGACGACTACGGGCGAAGTGTTCGGCGGCCAGATCAAGCCGCGTCTCGCGTCCGGACTTTCCGCTGCGACCGTCAACGGACTTGGCATCGACTCTGAGCTAAAAGGCACCGGCGCGACCACTGTTACCTCGGACCTGCGCGGATTGAACCTGTACATGGGCGCGGCGTCCGCCAACCACGTGATCGGCGGCGACGTTGTTGTGTTCCGGTCTCGCGCGGAGATCTCCACTAACCCAACTGGGCATATTGTTCTTCACAAAGTCGTGAACCACGAAGGGTCTCAGGGCTGGGACGGGTTTGTCAAGTTCGCGGAAGCGCTCGGGACGCATTCGATGACTACGAACTCGGACAAAACCGGGAACGCAAAATCCGGAACGATCAAAGTCATCGCGAACAACACGTTGTATCATATTCAACTCTTCGCTGACTAAGGAGCGACGACGTGCCACATATTGATGGAATTCCGGTTCCTGAACAATTCGTTCGAGTTCGCGTGAACGCTCCTACGTTGGCGGCGACGAAAGCGATCACTGGCGCAACCAACGCGTCGCCGATTGTTATCACGTCGAACGGCCACGGATACTCGAACGGTGACTTGATCTTGGTCGCAGGAGTCGAAGGCAATACGGCGGCTAACGGCTGGCGATTGGTAGCTAACAAAACTGCTAATACTTATGAGATCACAACGCTAGCCGGGATAAACGTAGCTGGGAACGGCGCATACACTCAGAACGGAACGTCCGCCAAAGCATCATCGGCGACTGCCGGTCTTGTCTCCTCACGTAGTATCCATTTGGTAAAGGTCCGATTGAACAACACAACCGGCGGTGCAATTACCTTTAACCTCACAGATAATCTAAGCGGATCAACTTCCGTTTCTGGACCGAACTATCGGTACCAAGGTTTCTCTGTCGCCGCTAATACCGCGCCGAGTCCGAATCCGCCCGAAGGCTTCCATCCACCTGAACTCTGTGAGGAAGGAGCGGTATTTTACGCGTCTGCAACTGGGCTCGAAGTAACCGTCGAAGGATGGCGGCGACCGAACTTCACTTAACTTTATGAAAATCACAACGTCCGTTCTGAATCAACGCGTTCAGGACATCGAGTCGCGACTCGAACAACTTCGCGCGGATTACAACGCTTACTTCGGTGCGTTGCAGGAAGTTAAATCGTGGCTGGCGTATCTGGACCGAGACGATCCGCCGCCGCCGGAACCACTGGAACTTCCGGTTCTGAACTTGGATCAGCTTCAAGCGGCGCTAAATCCTCCGGCCGCACCTTCGGGTCCGGAAGATGCTTCCAATCCTTCCGCGCAACAATCCGCCAAATCTGTTGACGCGTAATCATCACATCGCGGCTGTGCCGTAGGGTAAGCAGCGACGAGAAGTTCCGCGATAACTCGGCGGTCGAAAAACCGAGCATATACCCGGCGCGGATACCACTCACGTCGTCGGCCGTCAGCTTCGCTGTCTGCACGCGTTCTCCGCGCCGCGTCGCTGGTAACCGGCGTAACTTAGTCTTCTTTTTCATTGAATCGAGCAGTTGATCCAGTTTGTGTTTTGGTCTGGGCATACATCTCCTCTATCACAACTATACCACTTGGCACTTGCTTCCTCGCGCGCGGTATCTTTAACTTAGGAGATAAACATGGCAGGAATCGGGTATTGTCTTAATCTGGTATTGGCTACTGGGAAGTACACCCCCACGGCGTTTCGCTCTACCGCGAACGACTTGACTCTCGCTTCCGGCGGGACTGCGATCACGATCCCGTGGGTGACTAACAACATGGAATCGACTCCGGCTACTGCCTCTGCGAATTTGAAGGTCGCGATTCAGGCTGGCGTCGCTGCGATTCTGAACGCTCTGGCGATCAACGGCGCGCCAGCGTAAGTATGGTATATTTAGGTGTGGGATAGACGAGGCCATTGGCCGATGACTCTTCCCGCTTGTGCGGTCCTTTAGTGGCGTCCCGAGATAGCTTCTCACAGTGGCGTCAGGGGCCGCGTCGTCCGGCGACGGCCGGACTTTCCGCGCGCGTGACCGCTTCGTCTGCGGACGGGCGGTTTGGGACCGGCGGGTGAGTTGATGACTGCATCCGAGTACTCCGCGTTCCGTGGACGGCTTCGGCTCGTTGCTTGCCTTAGTAGTGGAACGGGCGTCTTTTCTCTGGTAGTTAAACAGCAAAGCCTCTGGCTGTAAACCAGATCGTCGAAGGTTCAAGCTATTCTTTTCAAAACCCGCGCTATTATTAAATAGAGGAATACAGCAATGAGTGTGACACCGATTTATTCGGGCGGTACTATCGTCAACGACACCCATGCAGGCGATGCGACCAAGCAAGGGATCGCCAACTGGATCGAAGCGTCGTTACTAGCTGCTGGCTGGACTACCGTCTCGGGAAGCGGGACGGACGATCTACTTATGCAGAGCGCAACAACTCCAGTCGGCGAAGGCGGTATGGCAATGCGCGCTCGTATCCGAGGTGACCTGACGAACACGGTTACCTGCCGCTTGAAGAAGACGGATAACACACTGGAGACCGCTGCTTTCGGCCATTTGTTGCCCGATGCCGGTCGCGAATATCGGATCAACGCTCATAAGTACGGTTTCACCATCGCGTGTATCACACCGACGCAGTTCACAGCGAATCGCTCTTTTATGTGGGCGCAGCTTCCTTCGCTACCAGCCTTTGAGGTACCAGACGCAAATCTACGAGCTTGTGGAGGGGGTATTGCTCTTAGTGATACAGATGCGAGTTTTCATACTTCGTTTAGAAACCAACCGAACTTTTCCAACGGCGGCGTCTGCGTCAAAATCGGCAACGGGCAGATCATGTCGATCGGCAATACAGGAGCAGGTGCGGATATCGGCGGCGTTCAATTTGAGATTCTAGAACCCTCTGTTGGCTCGGGTGGGCGCACCACTCTACGCTGGAATAGCGCAGACCGCTACGCTATGATTACGCCAGTCATAGCTTTTAGTCCGGACGGTAGCGGTCTAACCCGCGCTCGTAAACAAGGGTATCATTATAACGCTCTAATATTACTAAAACCAAGTGTTGCTGCCGAACAGACCTTCTCTTATGATGGTAGGACATGGCGTTCCTGGTCAGATTCGGATGTTACTGGGTGCTTACTACTAGCGGAAACATAAGAAGACAAATGGCGGTGCCTCTTGTCAGCCAATGTAGCTATTCAACTGGAGATAATCAACGATCAGGCTGCGATAACTCCTGCCGCGACTTCTATTGAGTATTTAGACTCGGCATTTACTTTACTGGATGTTCCAAGCGGTACTTTTCTGGTCGGCGGCTCCACTATAGGCGGCGAAGGACCTTTTTTGGACGGTAACTTCGGCCCGGATAATCAATTAGGCCCTTCTTATTTTGTCTTTGAACAACCGATTTTTAATGTTTACCTGCGGCAAACTTTGGATGCGGACAGTATTTGTACGCCCTGTCCTATACCGCCTCCGAACACAGATCCACCTTTACCTCCGATCTGGCCTTATCCAGTCGGTAACGTATATCAAAGGGAGCATTGGAGTATGGATATCCGAATGATTCGTTTAGACACCAAAGTAATCGAGTTCCTCGCGTTCAACGGCGACGGAACCGTTATGGATCTTACCGGGTGCGCCGTTCGATTCACCGTTAAATGGGATTACTTCGATGCCGATGCGAATGCGGTAATTAAACTGGATAACACGGCGCTGACGGGAGTAACAGTAGACTCTCCGGCGGCACTAGGTACCGGCCGGGTTACTATTCCAAAAACCGCGACCGCGTCGTTACCCGTGCATCGGTCCGACTTAGTGTACGATATAAAAGTGAAGAAACCGGATACCTCGGAGCACACAGTAGCGCGCGGCGCGTTTATAGTGCTCCCTAACGCCACGGAGACGATCTAATGGCTGAGAAATGGTCTAATAACGCGCAGACGACTTTATCCGCGCCGATATCAAGTGGCATAACAACGCTAGACGTAACATCGGCTGCAAGTTTTCCGGCGTCCGGAAATTTCAGAATCCTCATTGACGACGAACTGATACTTGTCGGCGCAGTTGCGGGTGCTACTTTCTCGTCTTTAACACGCGGGATAGAAGGGACTGTCCCGGCGTCGCATATTTCGGGAAGTAAAGTCTGGGGGATTTTAACCGCCGGGTCTTTAGATACTCTTCTGCAAACCGGAAGCGCCGTTACCGCTGTAACTGGAACCGCGCCTATCGCGTCGTCAGGCGGAATAACCCCGGCTATTTCCTTAAACGACACAGCGGTTACACCTGGTAGCTATACGAATACGGCGTTAACTGTGGACTCGAAAGGCCGTTTGACTGCGGCTTCTTCTGGAACCGCGCCAGTAACTTCTGTTACCGGTACTTCCCCAATCGCGTCATCCGGCGGCGCGACTCCAGCTATTTCTCTTAACGATACAGCAGTAACACCCGGTTCGTATACTAATACCAGTCTTACCGTAGACGCAAAAGGAAGGATTACGGCGGCGTCAAGCGGGTCGTCTAGCGTTACTTCGGTCACCGGAACGTCGCCGATTGCTAGTTCGGGCGGTTCAACGCCCGCTATTTCACTAAATGACACCGCTGTTACGCCGGGATCGTACACTAACACGAATTTGACAGTGGACGCTAAAGGCCGCATAACGGCAGCGGCGTCGGGAAGCGCTGGAGGTAGCGGGAATATTACATCTACCGGAGCTTTCGGAAGTGAACCTGGGGGTCCAGCCGGTGGCGATCTGTATTTTCCAAACAATGGATTTCAGTTAGAACGATACTCTGGAAGCCTTTGGGTTCCTTGGGGACCTGTATACCCTATGACACAACCCATATCCGGAGATTTTGCATGGGTTAATCAAGGCGGCGCATCGGTAACCACAACTTACGGCGGTATTTTTCTTAATGCGCCTGCTGGAGCCGGTAACAATCTGCGCATCCGAAAAAAAGCGGCTCCTTCTACTCCGTATGTAATAATAATAGCATTCATACCTTTATTTCCAGAGAAAACCGCGAATTCCGACTGTGGGTTTTGCTGGCGTCAATCTTCGGACGGCAAACTTATCACGTTAGGTTACACAATCGGGGGTTCCGATACAGTAATAACTTCCGCAGACTGGACAAATCCTACAACTTATAACGCTGGAAACTTTGATCGCTTAAGAGGCTACGCGATCCAGGACAGCCTATGGTGGCTCTGGGCGGAAGACAATGGCACTAACCGCATAACCAAATTCAGTAAAGATGGGCAGAACTGGTATCAAACATCTTCAGAATCTCGCACCACGTTTCTGACCGCTGATGAAGTTGGGTTTTACTGTAACGCTAATAACGCAACGTATCCCTCGGGAATGACATTGTTATCTTGGAAAGCGATGTAAAAGATGTCGGTTCCAAAATCTGCATTATTGGGTTCGTCATCCGCGCTCTTAGGACTGTTGCTTCTAGGTTCTTCAAGTTTTAGTGCAGACGAATCCGCTATTTGCGCGCGGTTTGATATTAACGTTTTGGATGCGTCGAGTGCTTTGCGGCACCCGGACCCGATTTTCCTGATAACCCCGGACGACCCGGACGCCAGTTTGGAGATATGTTAAGGTTATGTCATGGTCATATGCGGAATTGTTGAAGACGATTACGACGCGGACGAAGTCGGCGAGATCGCGTTAACGTTGGAATGTTACCACCGATATGCCGATATTGACAAAAATCGCGATAGACCGATGGCGGCAGAACCGCTGGCGCGCGCGGACCGACCTAGTCTGGCTCTGCAACGAAGTTCTTAACTATCCAGACGTCTCCTGGGACGTTCAAGGACCGTTTATTAACCGGTTACAGAAGTTCCCGGTTCCGGCGAGTTATGACGAAGCGGCGCAGCACGACGCGTTCACCGGTACGGCGTGGACATATCGGCCGATTACACCGATGTATGAGTTACCCGGTGGACGTCGTGTGTTGATTCTGGACCCGCGTTCGTTCCTCAAGACAACGTCTAATGTTATCGCGCACACGATACAGTGGATTTTGAATTACCCGGACGTCAGTATTCTCGTCGTGCAGTCCACGACAAAGAAAGCGTACGATTTTTTGCGCGAAGTCAAGAAGCACTTTCAGATCAATCCGTCGCTCCGCGCGTTGTTTCCAGAACACTGCCCGACCGAACATGTTTTCGACTGGGGAACGCAGTCTGAATTCACAACAGAAGCCCGTACGCCGGGTTTCATCCGGAAAGAAAGCACTGTTATGGCGTCGTCGATAGACGCTGGAACCGCCGGATATCACTTTGACGTAATGAAGTTCTCGGATATCGTTGAGCAGAATAACTCGCTGACCGTGGACCAGAACATGACTGTCATCCGGTCGTTTTACATGATGGAAAATTTGTTGGTCCGGCCGGATAGCTGGATGGACGTCGAAGGGACGACATATCATTACTGCCTGACTGGCGAGAATCGTATTTTGATGTCCGACTGGGCGCATAAACCGATTAAGGATATCGAGGTTGGTGACGAAGTTGTAGGCTGGGAGTTGAAGAAAGGTAAGCGCAGACGTCTACGGCCAAGCAAAGTACTTGCGTGCGGAAGTCTTATCGCACAAACCAACGCGTACACTACGGCATCGGGTAGAACGATTACTTGTACTCCAGAACATAAATGGTGGCGGGGAAAACAGTGGGCGAAAGGACCTTTAAGTCAGGAGTTCGGAACACTAGGAAAAGGCGGTCCGAATAACGTATCTGGATTACAACGACTTTTAACTCCCGTTGACAAACTTGAATCCGCTGACGCCGGTTGGCTAACCGGAATCTTTGATGGCGAAGGTACGGTTTGGACAAACAAAGGCTTTCCAAGTGGTGAGATATCTATTTGTCAAACGACACACAATCCCGAAGTCCTTGAGCGGATTCGACAGACATTGACCGCTTTGGGTTTCCGATATTCCGAGAACTGGACTAAACCTTCGGAATCTGAGGGCGGTAGTGAGAATTGGTCCGACCGCTGCATTTTTAAAATACAAGGAGGTTGGCGTGAGCGTTACCGGTTTTTAGCTATGCTGCGTCCTGCGAGGTCACAGAAAATATCTGGTACGTTGTACGGAGCATTAATGACGGATCGAGATGAAATTGTCAAGATCGAAGATGCAGGAGTACAAACTGTTTATTGGTTCCAGACGGAGACGGGAAATTATATAGCGGAAGGTTATTGCTCCAAAAACTCAGATTTGTACACTGATCTCATGGAATCGGAGCAGAAAAAGGCCGCCGGAGACCGAAAATGGGCAATTCACGTCAGAAGTTGCTACAAACGCGTCGATCCGGCGTCCGGAGACGTCCAAAAAGACTTCTACCCGGAGACTTTGGACTGGCCGTACCTGTTGGACACGTCAAAACCGGCTCCGAAGAACGAAGAAGACCCGGATTTTCGCCGCCAGTCCTGGTGGCCGGAGCGATTTCCGACAGACGTGCTGGAACTTCGCCGGTTACACCCAGTTCAATCGTTAACTTTCGCTTCGCAGATGCTTAACAAACCAAAAGAAGCGGTGCACTCACCTTTCCCGTGGGACCCAGCTAAGAATTATCCGAAAATTCTGCCGCGCGATATTTTTACCCGCAACGTCCGTATCGCGCACTACGATGTAGCTGTGGACACCGCCGATACCACCAGCGACCGTTCGGATTACACCGCAATGGTAGTCGGCGGCTGGTCCGACAGCGGCGTCCTGTACATTGTTGAGATCATCCGAGCGCGTTTGGATCAGGATCAGATGATCGACGAGATTATTCGTTTAAACCGCAAGTACCGGCCGGACAAGATCAAAATCGAGAAGACCGCGTATGTTCGGGGAATGGAGCCAGCGTTACGTCGGATCATAGACTTGCTTGGCGAATACGTCCCGGTAGACTTGATTCCAATCAGCACGCAGATCTCTAAGGAAGAACGGATACTGCGGACTTTGTCACCGTGGTACAAACGAAAAGAAATCGTGTTTGTAGCGGACTGCGGGAACCTAGATGAAGTCGAGGACGAGATGACGAAGTTTCCGAATTCGCGGTTCGACGACGTCCTGGACGCTATGTCCGATCTGTTTCAGGGAAAAGAGTGGTTTGGCCGCGAAGTTGCCCGGCGCGGCGTTGGCGGAAAATATCCGGAAGACTGGTTAAAGACCAAATGGGACAAAGCGATAGATGCGGCCACGAAGCGGATGTTAGGTATCGAGGACGACGCGGCGGCTCGGCGCGGCGTCCCGGACTCGCCGTATTACCGCAACGTGACAGGCTATAATTAACGTAGGGGAAGACCGTGGTCGAACAGACTCCGCCAAATCTGCCAGAAGCGAATTTAGAAGCCGACGACATCCGGATGCTTGAGGAAGCAGTAAACAACTCTCAAGCGCTGGCGATGGTCAATCAGTCATTCTATTCGTACGAACAATACCGGTCCAATAACCACGACCGGCGCTGGACGAACGCGGATGGGCTGTTTACCGCCTGGGTCCCGCCGAAACTCTGGGAAGGGACAAACGTGCCGCGTGCCGCGTTGCCGGTACCGATGACGTTCTCGCATATCGAGACCGTTCTGCCGAACGTTCTGTCCGCTATCTTCGCGAACGGTAATGACGATTGGTTCCAGACGGAAGCGCCGGAAGGAGTAGATCCGGCGTCCGCGCGCGCTCAGAAAGGCGTTCTTCGATACGCGGTTGAAGAAGCCAACATTGAATCCGGCCGGTCCGGACAGACCGAAATCGGATTGGCGGTTCAGAATATCTTGCAGTACGGGAACGGATTTATCCACTTAGAGTACGACGAGTCGTTAGGCGTCCCAACTCCAGCGTGGCTGGATATCCGCGACGTGTACGTAGACCCGACGTGTTCGACGCCAAACATCGACAATTGCCGAAGCGTTATCGTCCGGCGGACCGTGCCGATAGAAGACTTGGATTCTATGCGCAGCGCAGAGGTGAATATTCCGTCCCGTAGTATCCTGGCGTATTTGTCCCGGAACGCACCGACTACCCTCGGCGACATGACGAAGCAAGTGCAGGAAGCGGTTCGTGGCGTGCAGTACTCTCCGGCGCAGTACCGGCATTCTCCGGTTCCGTCACAGCGCGAAGTCGAGATTCTGATCTATTACACAAAATCGCGGATTATCTGGGTGCTTAACCGCGTATGGGTGGCGGTTAACCGAGAAAACCCGTACGGGTTTATCCCGGTGTCATCTGCGCCGTGCTATATTTACCCCGGCCGGTTTTACGCGTTGGGTATGCCGGATGTCTTGGAAGGATACCAACGGTACACCGAAGACCTGTTGAATAAACGTCTAGACCATCTTAGTCTGACCGTTAACCCCCCGCGCGCTTTCAAACGCAGCGCGTATCTGACACCGTCGCAACAACGATGGTACCCGTCCGCGACGTATCCGGTCGAGAATCCGGATACCGACGTGGCGTTACTGACGCCGCAAGGGTCCACGGACGACGTGTATCGCGATATTCAGTTCATCGAGATTTTATCCGAGAAAACCGATGGACTTAACTCGATGACTATGGGCGTTCCGCGCGGCGGTAACGTTAATCGTACCAAAGGCGGCGTGCAAGCACAGCTTGGTTCGTCGTCGGATCGGACGTCGTATATCATCGACAACATTGAAAAGTACATGATCGTCCCAATGTTGTACAAGATGCAGAAGATGATTCAGATTCATTCTGCGTCCGAGCGGCAGCTTCCGGCGCGGTCTCCGGAAGGTCCGATGGCAACTCCGGCGTCGCACTTTCAAGCGCCGGTGCGGTTCCGAATGCTGGCGGCGTCACGCGTCAGGTCTCGACAGGAGATCGGCGCGATGTTTCCGTTTATCGCGCAATACTTACTCTCCGGGCCGTTTGTTTCCGATCTTAACCGGACCGGACAAACCATTGATTTCGGCGAACTGATTCAGATGATGCAGGACGCGACTGGTCTGGGCCGGATGTATCGCCTTATACGGCCGCTTAGCGATCAAGAGAAACAAGCGTTGAATCAACCGCCGCCGGAAGTGCAAGCGACCCAGATAAAAGCGCAGCAGGAAGCGCAAGTCCGGATTCAAATGGGCCAGATGAAAGCGCAGACGGAATCCGAAAAAGTTCGCGGCGATATTCAGCGCGAGTTGATTAAGAAGTCTCCGGACCCAGCAGAACAGCAAGCGCAACAGATGAAACTGGAAACAGAGGCGCAACTAGCGCAGCTAAAAATGGCGATGGAAGCGCAAAAGCTGGATATCGCTAAACAGAAAGCGGCATTGGATGCCGAGTCCAGCCGGACTAAGCTGCAACATGAGCAGATCCTAGCACAGATGAAAATGTTCAACACGCAACGTTCTGCGGAGCAAGAGTTTTCTCTGGAAGGGCTTCGTGGACAGATGGAAGCGCAGCGTAAAGCTGAAGAAGTCCGGACGTCTCAGATCCAATCGCAGCACGATCTGGCTGTTAACGCCGTTAAATCGCAGCAGGAGCTTCAGGCTACGCGCGACCGGCATCAAATTGAGAACGAAAACTTACGCGCGGCAGGCAGGGCAAAAGCGTCTGCTGGAATGAATAAAACGCGCGCCGCATCGCGGACCAAGAAGGATTAACGAGGGGTTATGTTACCGGACGTATCGAAAGAAGATCTGCAACGGATTGGCGGTTTAACTGGAGATCGCGGATACACGTTACTAATGGATTATATCCAAGCGGTTTTGGACGGGTATTTAACCCGGTTGTCGGAACCGACGCTGCCAGATGCGGAATCTCTAAAACTTCTGCAACACTGGCGCGGGTTACGCGAGATACACGCGGTTTTGATGACTACGCCACAGTTTTATGCGCAGCAAGCGTCGGTGACCCCAGACTCGCCAGACGAAACCGCTGTGCCTCCAACGTTCCCTAAGCATTTTGACGGTACTGGCCCGGAGTACAAAGTCCGCTGGTAACATGTATACTGTAATTAGGAGATTATATGAGCACAACGCCGAATCCATTGAACGGTAATGGAGGGGTAACAGAAGACGAGTTTTACACGTATCTGCGAGAGCAAGCCGCTAAAGCTCTGGCCGAGGAAGCGCGCGTTAAGGCTGCGGCGGACGCCGCGCGGACCGGAGCGCCTCCAATAATCGATGAACCCGCCGAACCGCTGAAGCTAAAGATTTTCGGGCAGGAACGCGAGTTCAAAGACGCGAATGAAATTTCTTCAGCGGTAGAACGTTTAGTCAACGAGTACCAGACGAATCTTGCCGCTGCGCAGCAAGCGCTTGCAGCGAAGCAAGGTACCGAAAAAACGGTTGTCGAAGAACCGAAAGTAGATCTGGACGAATTCGTCAACCGTATTCAAAAAGATCCGACGGACGCTATTGATTACGCGTTCAAGCAAAAGTACGGTGTCGGTATGGATTACTTATTGAACCAAGCGCGCCGGACCGAAGAAATCGAAGGCGCGTTGGTCGCGATTCAATTCAAGGAAATGAACGAAGACTTCGTGCCGAATCAGAACAACACGAATATGCTGAACGGTATTCGCGCTAACCTTGGTTTGCCGTTTAACGTACAAGGGCTGAACGCGGCGTACGCGGTAGGTAAGCAGTACGGGGTGTTTGCTAATACTGCCGCCGCACAGCCGCAACAGCAATCCGTTGACAACCGGGTGACGCCGCCGCCAAGTATCAACATGCGCAACGCGTCGATTCCGTCTCAGTCTGAAGACCTAATCGAGATGGTAGAACGGATGTCACCTGACAAAGCCGCCGAGTTCGTCCAGCGAATGTCCGGAAGGTAAGCACTTTGCACAGTAACCTCCAGTTACGACCCGCCGCAGCTAACGAGCCTGTGGTTCACCGAGTACTACCCCTCCTCGGGAAAGGCGTTAATCTCTGACTTATGAGCCCCAGACTTAACGCCTTGGCGTCGTCGTATGTTAATATTCAGGTAGGGAAATAAGTATGGTAACGGACTTTGAACTCGGCTGGCTAGCGGGGATCTTCGAGGGCGAAGGTTCGGCGCGAATCTATAAACGAAACACTCGTAGTGTTGGTTATTGGGTCCAGATACAGGCAGCCACCAGTACGGATTTCACAATTATAGAGCGTGCATGTAGCATACTCACTAGACTTGGAATTACCTTTTCCCTACGAAAGAGCAACGGAAACTCTAAGCGTAAGACTCATTGGGCACCTTGCGCTGATATTCGGATTCTTCGTGTTGAGGACTGCCGGAAATTCTTGGAAGTTTTGCTGCCCATGCTGGGTGGATTCAAGAAGCAACAGGCGGACCTAATTTTGTCGTTCTTTGCTTTGGATAATCGAACGCGTAGAAAAGGGCGAGGTCACAAGACGCCCAAAGAATTTTTGGATGTAGAAGCTGCATTGTATGCCGGACAGAACTTTAGACCTAAAGCTGTTGTGGCGACCGCAGTTAACTAAGGAGACTTACAATGAGTTATTCCCCCGCAGCAAATTTGACCACTTCGGCGACACTTCCGCATCTTCAGGCGATTGTGTATCGCAAGAAAGGTCTTGACCGCCTTCAGAAAAAGTTTCTGTTCGACATGTTCTGCATGAAGGATATTCTGGAGCGGCAGAGTGGACTCACTGTTCAGTGGTTCCGGTACTCGAACCTGACGACTATTCAATCGCCGACTACGGAAGGGACCGTTGGGACTTCTCTCTCGCCGTCTTCGCGTATCGTGCAGGCGACAATGTCGCAGTTTTCTAACTATATCAACTTCTCCGATTTGCTTTCTGATACCGGTATCGACCCGGTCGCGCAATCGTACTCGGAGTTGCTTGGATACCAAGGCGGGTTGCTGGTGGACACGGTGACGCGGAACGTGCTGGACGCCGAGGTCGCTTCGGTAACGCAGGCGTTGCTGTCCGGTACCACGATCAAAGGCGCGGACGTTAAAGCGTCGCGTCACGTTCTTCAGTCTAACGACGTGAAGCCTATGGACGACGGGTATTTCTGGATGGTTATGCACCCGTTTGTGTCCTTCGACTTCCTGAACGACCCGACGGCAGTCGGTGTTGCCGATGTTTACAAATACAACACAAACGTTTTGAACTCGCCGTTCGTGAAGTTGGAAGATCGCGGCGAGGTTATCAATTACGGCGGCGTCAAGATCTTTGAGAGCACTAACGTCAAAACTACTTCTGGTCCGAACGTGTACTACACGTACGTCGCTGGAAAGAACGGTATCGGCAGCGTGGATCTGGAAGGACGCGGCCCGACTCGCGTTAAGGACCCAACGAAGCAGCGGTTTAACATCCGCGTGGTTCCGGGCGGACAGGACGCGTTGACTATCGCAGATCCGGAAGGCGTGATCGGTGGGGCGGTTAGCTACAACGTTAAGTTCGCCGTGGTGATTCTGGAAGGCCCGGCGGGTATCGGCGGGTCGTATCGCTTCAGAATTCTTTTACCTCAGAGCACGCTTGGGTAAGATTATTGCGGGGTATATCAGCCCGGCAGATTGCAAGGTTCATGACCTTGAGGACGTTGGTTCAAATCCAACCCCCGCTACCAATAAAGGTGACCTATGAGTTTACCGAGGGTCGGGAAATTCTCGCAGGACGTGACCCTCACTTGGTCCGACGCTAGTTTATTTGACGGATTTATTCTAGTCGGACTTGTTCCTCCTACTTCGGGCACAGACTGGTCGTCGATCGCTTTGTCCGGATACTACCCGACCCAACGGGTTCCGGTGTTTGCTCGGGTGCCGATTAAAGCCGGTAAGTATAACTCGGTCGCGGGGTTGTTTTTTACCGCCGACCTGGAACCGCCGTCAACTCGGTACATCGCTTGGTGGTACGACGCGACCGGCCGACAAATTACCGGCCCGTCCGCGCAGTTCCAGGTAACCTCAGACCCGTTCACCCCGCCGACTCCGACGTTAACCGCGCCGTCAGTCGGTTCCACTAACCCAACTCCGGACACATAATCATGCTGGCGATTCTATTACAAGACCCGATCACACCGAACAGTTGGGCGGCGCTAGGCGTTGGCGGTGTTCTTGCGCTTATTACGTTTCTGTTCTATCGCGAAGATAGAAAAGCGGACGCGGTTAGGTGGCAGAATATAGCGAATGATTTCAAATCTATAATTATCAACAACACGGAGGCGATGACCGAATTGGTCACGTTGGTACGAAATGCTCCTCGTTAAAGATTCTGCGGCGGTCGAAGCTGCGCGGAAACGCGCGGCGCTAGACGCGTACCGTGAAACAGTCGCTAACTGGGCTAAACTGGAATCCGCTAATTGCCAGTTCATGCTGGACCCGAAGACGGATTGTACCAATATCCCGTCCCGGTTAGGTTCGCCGATGACATCTGAGACCTTGGAACGCCGGATCAAGAAACTCGTTCCCCGAATGCAGTTTCTCTCCGGACCGCTGTCCGATATCAAAGGGACTAAGAAAATGGTGTTGCCGGATGCGAACGGAGTTGAAATCTGGTCGTGTGTATACAACACCGGGTTACTGCCTGAGCGGTCGATTCGCGCGCGCGTGACGAAAGACGTAATCGATCCGGACGCGAAGTCTGTTCGGCGCGCGGATCTGCCGAAGTACGAGTTTATACCGGGCGAAGGGTATCGCTGGGACGAGACGCAGCCTGCGCCCGGTTTCAAGCGCGTGGAGTTGCCGTCCCATGAGATCCGCCGAGGTTGGCGTACTGTGCTGCTGATGATGATTGTCGGAGGTGTCGCATCTGTGGACGCGGTGGAGCGGGAGTTTTATTCCGACGACACCCCAAGTTGGCAGCAGCATACGGGAAAGAAGAACCACGGGATACCGTGGTAACGCGGTAGAATTTAATTGAGGAGATAAGATGCCTAAAGGTATGGAAGGATTGACACCGGACGAACCGAGCGATTCGGTCGCGCGCCGGTTAGCCGAGTTGCAACTGCGGAAGCTGGAGAAAGAGCTTTCCGACGAAACAGCTACGCAGGAACAGATGAAGAAGTTCCGCATGATGAATGCGCTGGAAGCTAAGCGTAAGACGGAAGAACTCGCTATGACCCAGGCGATCTGTAATCATCGGAAACCGAACAATGCGTCCGCTGTCGTCGGGTATCGGTCGCACCAGCACGTTGAGCAGTTTATTTGTCAAAACTGTTTCAAGGAATGGTTCGGGGCAGACGTACCGAACGGTCTACGGCCGAGCCGGGATCAGGTTGGCGGGCCGCTGTAATGTCTTACCAACTTACTGAGGACTCGACAAGCCCCGGCTTAAAAGCCCTTAACGATAGAATTGCAGCTAGGAGCAAAGGAGAGATTATGATACACACGACAGGATACATGCAAGTATCCCCCGAGTCCAAAGAGAACGCAGAGGCGGTAAAGAAGCTAAAGGCGTTCGCAGATTGTTCCGACCGGAACAAAAATAACACCGCGTCATCCAATCAACTCGGCGTGTACACACGTCCTCACGGCGACGTTTGTCCAACGTGTGGACATTGTCCGCATTGTGGACGCGGCGGGTATCAGACGCATCCGTTTTATCCACCGTACACAACGCCGTATTGGGGACAACCCTATTTAGGCGGAACCAGCGGTTTAATGCAGACGTCTGACAACATCTCGTGGAGTAAGTCTAGCGAGTAACCAATGGCCTCAAACTACAGACCGATCGCTGCATCTGATTTTGTCAAGACAATGGTCAAGAATCTGCCGATTGAAGACGTCGGACCGGCGATTCTCGATCGGGTCAGCAAAATAATCTGGATGGCGGCTCCGTGGCGTTGGACGTTAGCGTCGTTTCCTGAAATCACGTTGGCGTCGAACACGCAGGATTATACGGTGGCGTTGCCAAACGACTTTCTATACGTCGTCACCGCGTCGATAACGGACTCGACTACCGGCGAATCCGGGCGTCCGATCAGCGTGTCGCCAGTGCTTCCGACGAACGTCGGAGCCATTGGGTTCCCCAACGAAATAGCGGTGACTGGAACAGCCGGTGGAAGCGGTACGGCGCGGGTCCGGCCGAAGCCCGGAACGATTTCGGGCGCGACGCTAAAGATCTATTCGTTGTATAAAAAAGTCGCGCCTACGATTACGAACCGGAATCAAGCGACTGCCGGGGTTCTGGTAATGGACGACGAGTGGTTCTGGGTGTACGAAAGCGGCGTGTTGTGGCTGGCATATGCGTATGCAGACGATCAGCGGGCGGGCGCAGCGACGATGACGTCTACTGGTCAGTGGCAGTTCTCCGGGCAGCGCGGGGTATTTGAAGCGAATTTGGCCGTTATGAAGCAGCGCGAAAAGATGCCGGATGTCAGCATATTCCCGGCGACGCAGACGGCGGATAAGTAACGATGAAGACGTATACTTTTTTGGATGCTTGGAATCTGGCGCGTAAACAAGTAACGTCGTCAACGGAAGCGGATCATTCTGCTGCTATTTGCAATCTCGCGCTTAACGAAATTTGGAACTCGTGGGATTGGCGCGAGTCGCTAGCAGACCTGCCGCCGTTTTATCTAATCCCATCCGAGCAGGATCACGGGGCTCCGGCGGTTACTATCCCTGCGAATTTTATGGGGTTACGTGAGGCGTTTTTAGTTTGCGTAAACTCGGAACCCGCGTACCGGCAGGAGCTAGAAGTGATTAAGGACTTACGGCTAATACACGGCCGTCAGATCCCGCACGCGATATCGTACGAGCCATCTAAAAACGCGTTTCGCTTATTCCCGCGCGTCCCGGATTCGTTCACCGCTCCGAACTATATGGTAGACGGGATTTACAAGAAACGCCCGACGAAGATTACGGCCGCGAATATTCAGAACACTACGTTGCCATTTGACGACGTTTTCCTTTCCGTTATGCTGGAGAGCATCAAATGGGCGGCGATGCGGATCGGCGGGGACCCGCGCGCCGGAGACCTTCAAATCCGGCAGAACGGGCAGCGCGTGTACACCGGGCAGTATGGGATTATGAAAGAACGAATCGAAGAGATGGCGCAGACCGAGGCGGTAGACCTGGGTAACCCGGTTATCGCGCCGCGTGAAGCGTATCCGCGCGTCCGAGGAGCAGGCGGGTACACCGGAGCTACCGGGGTATATTGGTATTAACGAGGTGATACATGCCGCATGGCGTATACGAGAGACCGAGGTTAGTAGAAACGTTTGACGGCAAATACGTTGACCTGGATGCTGAATGCCGCGAAGAACAAGCCGAGTGTGAGGCGAAACAGCGGAAGCACGGGTTGTGGGCGGGGGCCGAAGAAATCGAGTCGTATTATTACGACACTGTGAACCTGATTTTTCCCGGCGACGACCCGGAAGATGGATACGAGAACGAGAATCCGCGCAAAGGACATCGGTATTAACCTGTGCCCGCGCGTGTGCTGAAAGCGTTCCGACCGCCGAATAAACGGAGACCTGATATGCCGAAGAAAAACGATCTTCCGCTGCATAGCGAAGGTTTGAACGAGGGTAAGAAAACCCCGGTGAAGAAGGAGAAGTAACGTGCCACTTAATAAGTATTTTCATGGACACGGTGACGAAGTAATGTCGCAGATGCAGAAGCAGTACGGGGAAAAGAAAGGTAAGTCTGTATTCTACGCGACCGCTAACAAAACTCACCAAACAGCAAAAGAAGACGCGGGCAGCAAAGAACTCGCGCGGCCCCGGAAAAAGAAGTAACGCTTTGCACACGTGACATCCGGCCCATCGGATGCGCGATAATACTTGTAGGGAGATAAACGTGAATAACTTGAAAAACAAACTGCTTTGTGGCTTTGCGTCCGCCGTGATCGCATTGACGCTTTTTGCCTTTCCCGCATTGTCGGCGGTCGGCCCGATTACTCCGGAAGACGTAGAGTACTTGCTGACTAAGAATGCTAAGGTTCTGCCGGATCAGGATGCCGGGATTGTTGCGGAACTGGGCAAAGCGCTGGGTAAGTTCGAGACCTGGGGCGTTAACGTTGACAAGGTTAAGATTCCCGACTTTGAAATCGTGTTTGCGGTTACAAAGGCGAATTTCGCCGGTCCGGTTGGCGTCCACGCCCGCGTGTACCTTGTTGCGAAGCATAAGGGTACGGGGAATCTGCAAGCGTTCGACGTGGAGTACATTCAGCGCTTCGGGACGTATTCTACAGCGGTGGATTTGATTAATTTAGCAAAGCCGAAAGCCTCGGAGTAACGTATGCCCGAAGAGAAATCGGCGTTAGATAAACTATACGATATCTTGTTCTTCAAAAAGACGAACAAGACATTGCAGGATTCGGGTGGCGGAGTTGATAAAGCCGCGCCGTCGTATTCTGCGGAAGACTGGAAAGCCGCGAAGAAACGGACTGACGAGTACATGGCGGAAAAGAAACGAGCCGAGGACGCAAAGAAAGCCGCTGCGCCCGCTGTGCCGGTTGCTCCGCCGCGCGCTCCGGCTTCCGGGTTGCAGGAGTTATCGACGCCACGGCCCAAAAAGAAAGCGGTGACTATCGGCAGGATTGTGCAGCAGAAAGACGAAGATTAAAAGCGGGTATACATGCCAGATGCTAATGGATTTTGGACAGCCGGAGAACAGCAAGCGTATCGGAACGCCGGAGATCAAGGGGACGCTCCGGGTACTACGGACGAACAGCGACAGCAACAGCGCGCACAGACGTACGGCGATCTGACGTATACAGACCCGACTGGACGCGCCGTTCGTGGCTGGGAAGGTAGTTGGCAAGCAGACCCGCTGGCCGGAGCCGCCGGTGGTGCATTGTGGATGCCCGGAGAAGCCGGACGAGACTGGGGCGCGGGTTCTGCATCGCGCGCAAATCCGGCCGGGATGTCCACGTTTCTTCGTGATATCGCGCCGGATACATTCGGAACCGGGACTAATATTCTGAACACGATGCAAGGGCGTGGCTTGTACGGCGCGCCGGGAGCCGATGGATCGCAGTATTTAGGCGGACCGGTTAGGGCTCTCCCAACGCTGCAAGGTGCGGACCCGTTAAGTCAAACTCGTTACATAACGGACTTGCTGTCCCGTTTCAGTCAGCCTAAAGACATGAGCCAGTCGCCGAATACAACGATGAACTTACCGGCTCGGTCGCGTCAGGCAGCGGCGAATCCGGGCGGTCAGATTACGGCTATTAACCCCGGCGGACAGCAAGTCACTCCGTCCGCTAATACACAAGGAAATCCGTTCCAGGCGTTTATGAACTGGTTCAGCGGTGGGCAAAAATGGGAACCGGGTGCGGCGATGATGGATTTCACCGGGCGCGCGCCGTTCAATCCGACGACCGGACAGAATCTTGGCGGGCCAACCGATCTCGGCGCGTTCTATGGTGCGCAAGGGGTACAACCGCCGGTAGTCGGACGACACGGGCAGACGTTTTTGCCGGGTTACCAAAACCTCGGAACGTCCTATAACACAAACCTAATGCAGAACAACCCCGGTTTGTTCATGGCCGAGTTGCAACAGCAGCAAATGCAGAACCCGCGCCAAACTGTCTCCGGAACGCCGTCCCCATGGCTTCCGCCGCAGTTAACGGGCGGGCAACCGGCCCAGAACCCAGCTATGGCCGCGTACGCCCAGCAAGGGCTACATCAAGGGCCGGGGGCGTTCGGTCCTGGGGGTCTTGGACCTAACCCCGCTGGTCCGACCCTGGGTCCGGCTCAGCTAGGGCCTGGGCAGGGTCCAGGGGGTCCGATCGGCCCGCAGACCGGCCAGCCGGTTAACCCCCAGGTCGCTCAGTTGCTAGCTAGTCTGTTCGGGGGCGGAGGCGAGAATCTTATGAACCCGTTGGCCGGGGGCGGTGGGAACCTCGCGGGCGTGGCACAGTTGCTAGCCTTTATCCAGTCGTTACGCGGACAGTTCGGCGGCGTCGGTGGGTTCCAGCAGCGTCCGCCCGCGTTCGGCGGCAACGGAATTTTCCGGGGCGGCAGTAGTTATCTATATCCTTCTGGGTACGGCCCCCGCTAATCTTAACGAAAGGAGCGGATAAGTGGCGTTCGTTACGCAACTCGATGCTCTAGAATTTACGTCTTTAGAGTTTCCGTACGACCGGATAACTAATGAGCTAGAAGATTCGCCGCCGCGTTTAGTAGCCGGGGAAAACGTGTACGTGATGCTTGGCGGGAAATTGGCTAAGCGTCCGGGGACGTTGGAAATCGGCGATCTGAACGATACCGCTAACACGTCGCGGGTTGTACGAGTGTGGACAATCGAAACGCTCGGTAACCCGCCGCATATTTTTCAGTTAGCGTCTGTGTACAACGCAGCGACGGCAAAATACCGAATGGAATGGATACAACTGGACGCCGCGTCGCCAGCCTGGACGTCGTTAGGGTCTTTGCGAGACATTGATGCCAGCGTATACCCGCATGAAGTCCGTATATCGCGCGGGTTAGCATATATCAAAGCGTTCCCGAATGCAGCGGGCGATAAATTAGGCAGTGTTGTGTTTGACGGCAGCACCGGGACACCGGTAGTCCGACCGTGGGGATTGTTACCGCCGACGGTCCCGGCTGCGGCGGTTGGTGCGATAACACGGTTATCGGCAGCGGTAGACGATGTCACTGGGACGTTGCCGGTTGTGTCTGACACCGGATTTCCGGCGGTCTCGTTTATCGTTCAAGTTGAATTTGAGCAGATGTTGGTAACAGCCGGTCTGCCGGGGGTTTCGTGGACGGTGACTCGCGCGTATAACGGTACGACAGCGGCAGCGCACGACAAAGACGTCCCGGTGTTCTGGCGTAACTGGTCGGCGTCCGATCACCAAGTAGACGTCGCGTTGTTCTGGCGGTATTCGTATTGCAAAAAGTCGGTCACCGGGCAGTACTCGTCGCGCGCGCCGTTACAAACTAATCCGGACAAACTTCCGTCTCAAACCGGGCCGTTTTTCGATTTGATCCCGAAGTTCACGATAACCGGGGACGCGGATACTACAAACGTTCCGTCTTTGGTCGTTATGCGCAGTGAAGACGGCGGCGGGGTGTTCTATGAACTTCGGACATACACAAACACCGGAGCCGGAGCGATTACGATAGAAGATAAATATTTGGAGTCCGGAACCGGAGGCGGGACGTTTAACGATCCGACTCCGGACGAAGCGTTGAACCGGGGGCTACGGGCTCCAACTGAAACCGGGAACAACCCGCCGCCGACGGTTATCGCTCCGGAAGTAGTCGGGACGAACACGGTTCAACGCAGCACGCCGATTGCCGCGTATTCAGGACGTTTGTGGTTCGCGATCGGTAACATCTTGTTTTTCTCCGGGCAGGAAGAGATTCTGCTTGGGATTCCAGAGGAAAGCTGGGATTATTCAGCAACCGGCCGGTTCTTTCGGTTCCCGACGCAGATAACGAATATCGAGGCGACTAATGACGCGCTGTACGTGTTCACGATTTCCGGTGCGACGTACCAAGTAACCGGGACGAACCCGGCGACGTTTAACTACCGGCCGTTGTTTGATAACGTCGGCGCGCCGTACGGACAGCCCGCCGCAATTACGCGGTTCGGCAGCACGATAGCAATGCTGACACACGATTTGCGCGTGGTGCTTATCGAGAACGATCAGTACGTGACGATCTCCGACCCGTTGTTCACCGATCTAGTCGATGCGGCGAATGAAGGAAGCCGATTTGAAATCGCGTACTTCGGCGATCTCGAAAAAGAATGGCTGGTAGTCGCGGCGCATAACGACACAGACACAACGCTTAGTAAACAATGGCTGTACGATATTAAGCTATCGGAGAAGAACAAACGGCACTTCTGGTCGCCGCCGTGGAAAATCCGTGCAACCGCGATGTTCTCGTACCGGATTACGGAAGGCTCGTCGCAACGACGGTTGTGTTTCTTTGTCTGGGACCCCGCTGCGGCTAAAGGCCGGTTAGTACGAATCGACCCGACCGGGCGGACCGGTTCTGACTCGGACCCGGCGACCGGCGACGCAACCGGGTTCTTTGTGGACGCCCGGACGAATTTGTTCCGCGTCCCAGCCGGGAACCACGTGAACGAACTGCGCGTGCCGCCGACGGTCACCGTCGCGTACAACATTACTATGGACCGGATGCAGTTTACCGGCGTAGCTAATTTGCCGGATCGAGATCCGTTGGTTTATTATTACTGGGATGATTTCGGGAATGATCCGATACAGGTGAAACCCGCGGAAGATCCGGCTCGGCGCGTGAAGTCGGTTGGATACCGGACGCTAACCTACCCGATCTGGACCAGCGGACAACGTATATCGGTGCAGATTCGCAAACTCGCGAGTAAAGACCTGATGCAGATTTGCAATTTGGCGGTCACGTTCGCGCCGAACTCCGGGACGTAACCATGCGGAAAATAATTCTACTTCTTGGGTTACTGATTCCGGCAGCCCCGCTGCGTGCTCCGGACGACGTGTTTACCAGTAAAGTCCTGCGTTTTGAGATAACCTGGGACAAATTTATACGACGGATGTTCGGGTGTCCGGAGGGTCGAGTGCTGACGGACCCGGCGTCCGAGTGTCATCCGGCGACCGGCCGAATAGATTACAGCGTGTTCCGGCAAACATGTTTGCGCGCCGCCGATTTATATAACTTTCCTATGGACGTGTGCCGTGCAGAGTAGTTACAAAGAGACCGCCGAGCAAAGAGCGCGGATAAGCCGTATCAATTCGGACAGCGTCTTTGTAACAGAAACTTCGGTCAATCAACTTGGTACGGCGGAAGGCGCGTTGCTGCCACCGCCGCAGAAAGGCCAGTTCCGTGTTCCATTTGTGTACGGACTTCGCGTCGCGAAACGCCGGTCGTATCTTGGCGGCACTGAGTTCACGCTGACATGGTTGGAACCAGAAGGGTTAACTAACGTCTCGCATTATAACGTGTATGTAACCGGGCTACTGGATAACAACAAAACTCCGCAAGGTCCGAGCACGGTTCAGCGTTCCCCGGCTGTGATTCGATTAGTAAACGGCGACATATCGCGGATTTCGTTTATCGTCCAGACGCAGTTAAAAAACGGGATGGTTAGCGATTTGCTGGAATCGCCAACGGTTTCTTCCGAGACCTTGGTGCAAGGATTTGTACCCAGTGATCTAAACGGCGTTGGCACGACAGGTCAATTGCTGACGTGGACCGGAGCCACCGCGACACTAATCGGACCGGGCGCAACAAACGAAATTCTAACCGGTGACGGTGTCGCGATACCGGTGTTCCGCAGCCGCGCAACTTTGGATCTCGTGGAGGGCCGAAGCGCGCTGACAACCGCGAACCGCATTGTGCTTGTTGGATCAGCTGGGGTTGTTACTCAGTTAGGGAGTCTGGGAACAACGACGACGGTTCTGCACGGGAACGCTGCCGGATCGCCGTCGTTCGGCGCGGTTTCGCTTACCACCGATATCACCGGGACGTTACCGATCGGGAACGGCGGGACGAATAAGACGTCATGGACCGCCGGAAGCGTAGTATTCGCTGGGGCCGGAGGCACCGCTTTAGCAGAAGACAACGCGAATCTTTTCTATGATGATACAAATAACCGGTTGGGAGTCGCAACAACCGCCCCAAAATCCACCTTAGAAAGCGGCGGTACCTTCGGGCTCAAAGTCAAAAGCATTGTTGCTGGGGATTCTCCGTACACTGCCGCTGCCGAAACCGTTATCCTCGCAGACGCTACTGGCGGAAATATAATCGTTAATCTTCCAGTGTTAAGTGGAGTCTCCGGCCGAATTTATCACATAAAGAAAACCGATTCGTCTGTGAACACAGTAACGTTAGATGGAGATAGTAGCGAGACTATTGATGGAGCTACGACTCAGATTTTAACCACTCAGTATCAAAGTCTCATGATTTTCTCCGGACCGTCTGAATGGAGTATTTTGTAGTGAGTTATACCGACTTTACTAGAAGCTACGTACCGCAAGCGCTATCGACTTCGGTAGTATCGTTAACGGCTACTGGAATTACTAATATAGTAAATGAAACCGAAGCAGGTGTTTTAAATGAAATTGGGATCGCGATAAACACCGTTGTACTAGCGTCTGCTACAGCTAATCTGGAAATCCAGATAGACGGTGGGTCTACAATATCGTCTCCGATCTTTGCAGGAGCGGCTACGTTATCAGCGGCTTGGAAAGCGGTACCAGGTTCCGGTACATCCGCTGTTGGCGATTTCCGGGTTATATCCTTTCATGTTCCATATCTTACGTCCGTACGCGTCGGGATTAACGTAACCGGAGCAGCGGGAGTAACCGGGGAACTCCAAGTTACAGTTACCAGATCTAAACGGATTTGACAGGGTGCAAAGTATTTATTCTAAACCCGGCGCGATGCGGTAAAATAAAGAAGAAGAAGAGATTATGACGATACGCCCCGCTACATCTGAAGACTACGAGAGAATCAGGGACCTTGGTGTGTTCCCATCCGGGATGTTTCCGGAAACCGGCTTACCGGTTATCGCTGAGAACGATAACAAAGAGATCGTTGGTTTTCTATTTGGACAAGCTGTTGTACACACTGAACCCGTGTGGGTTCGAGAAGATACTCGTGGACAACGTGTACCTGAAAAGCTATTTGAGGTTCTTGCAAAGGAATTGAAGACGCTTGGAGCTAGAACTGTATACGCCTTTTCGTCTAGTGCGATCGTGGATAAAATAGCGCGGAATTGTGGCTTCATAGAGAAACCCTGGAAGCTGTTTGAGAGGACGTTGTAACATGCCGTTTATCGTACCTTTACTTCCCGCTATCATCGGTGCTGCCGGAGCTATCGGCGGAGGATTAGCGGCCCGACCATCTGGTAGCAGCGGATCGCAGCAACCGGGCGGATTGGCTGGCGCTGTGGGAGGCATTGACCAACAGAATCAGCAGCAATGGCAACAAGCAGCCGCGATAAATATGCTGAATTACGCGCGAGACTCCGGGCAAATCTCGCTCGACCGATACAATCAGCTTATTGGGCCGTTGATGGCCGGTTTGCAGCAGAACCAGGGAAGCGCTAATATATATCTGTGGGGCGGCGGTGACAACGGCGTTGGTCAAATCCCGCAGTTCGGCGGCGCGATGCAGGACTGGCAGGGCGGGATATTGGATCTGTTCCGGAATCTTGGCGAGTACACTACGCCGCAGATGCAGCAGGCGTACCAAGGGCTGTTCGGGTTGAACGAAGGTGCGGCGAATACTGGGAATCTTGCCGGACAGGTATTCGCGGGCGGCGGATGGTCCCCGTTCGGACAGCAAGTCCTGGACCGCGCGATGGAGATGGGGCAAGGGCAAGGGTGGCAGTTAGGCCAACTCGCGACGACCGGCGGTGAGTTACTCGGGCGGTACGGTGTGAACGGTATGACCGGTGGCGCGCAAGACGCAGCATTAGCTGCGTTAGCCGGACAAGGCCGGACGCCCGGTATAAACAATCTGTCGGCGGCGGGACAAAACGCGCTCGGCGGGTCGTTTGGTGTTGGCGGACTGACTCCGACCGGCGCAGTCGGTGAAGGCGTTGGGTTGCAGCAATTGCTGGAAGGCGGCCGGACGCCGCAGACTCAGGAACTAGCGAACTTTGGGACGCAACAGGCGGCACAAGAACCGTTGCTGCCGATGGACGAAGCTCTGAACTTCGCGCGTCAGGAAGCAGCCCAGAATGTTGCCGGACAGCGCGAAGGCGCAATGCGACAGATTCTAGCGCGCGGGGGTGGTCCGGCCGCGTTGTCGCAAGGCGGGATGGGCGGGACACAAGCCCAAGGCGTCGCCGAGTTTGCCGACTATGCGTTGGAAGCCGAATCACAAGCGATCCGCGACGCGTTGATGAAACAGCAGGGTTTGCAGTTGCAGCGCCAAGAACAAGGCACCGGGATGGCGTTGAACGCGTTAGACCAAGAACGCGCGCGGCAGGCGGTATCCGCGTCGATGCTCGGGAATCTGGAGGACGTTGCGTCTCGCCGATTCCTGGCGGGCGGCGGGATGATGTCCGATGCCGAGAGGGTCGCTGCGCAACGCGAGTTAGGGCTAGGCGGTCTCGGGGTCAATGCGGGCGAACTTGAGAACCAACGGATGCAAACCGGCGGGTCGCTGATGGATATTTACAACCGGTACCGATTAGGCGGTTTGTCGCTTGGTCAGCAAGGGCTGCAAGCGATGAACCAGTACGCGTTAGGCGCGGGCGGGTTACAGAACAGTATGATTGGGACGCAAGGCCAGAATTATAACAACATCTTGCAGAACATTTTGCAAGGCGGACAGCTTGGCGCGAATCGCGGCACGGCGATATCGAACGCGACGAATCAAGGATTCGGGAATCAGAATCAGTTTTACGGGAATCTGTTGCAAGCTCTGGCGGCGACGTACAACCCGCAAACGTCTATGGCTAATCAAGCTCTTAGCGTATTCGGTAATCTCGCGTCGTTCAATCCGTTTTCTCCGTACGGATCTGCACAAGCGGGGCAAGCGTCTCCGTGGGCGAGTATTCTTAGCGGCGTGGGACAGGTCGCGCAGGCCGGGGCTGCCGCAATAGGACATCCGAACATTTCGGGAATCCAAACTGGCCCGCCAGCTTACTTCCCATTCCCCGGCGGCGTTCCACCAATGTTATAAATTGGATTTCACATGGCTGATGAATTAGCAGATCAGGAACAAAGCGAGTTAGAGAAGTTCGTTCGCTCGTATATACAACGAACACCAAGCGTCACCGCTAAAGAGCGGATACAGGAGATGTTTGGGAAGAATTGGAATTCTGCATCTAAGAGTCAGAAGATAGGGTCTGTACTAAGCGGTTTGGGCGGATTGTTAACTGGGCGATCACAGTATGATCTAGAGCGAGAAAAAGCGTTGGAAGAGTACAAAACAGTCGCGCCGACTTTGCAGCGAGAATCCGCCGTTATCGCAGCGGAGCAAAAAGCGGCACAGGCTACGCGCGTTGCCGAGGAAAGAAACGATATTGCGCGGTTAACTGCGCAGTCTGTGCGGTATAAAAACGAGGCGCACGCGCAATACGAAGCCGCGCGGATTGCACTGGAATCCGGGAATCTAAAACTCGCACAGGATAAGTTCGCGGAAGCGAAACGGATAAACGATGAGGCAGGTCCGAAGTTAACATCTTTAGCGCAGAGTTCAGCGTATTATCAACGGTTGAAAGCAAAGGACCCCGACGCAGCCCAGGCATGGCTGGAAGGCTTCGCGGATTTGAATGTAATCCAAGGCGCGGCGCGCGGCATGGGACAGGGACAAGGCGGGACTACGACTACGACCAGCGAACGGTTTTTACCGCCTGTTCAGGATCAGCAAGGCCGGTGGCAATTTTTTAGCGCTCCGGCAACAAGCCGGTCGCAGCGGACTCCGGGAGCGAACCAGGACGACGCGATGAAACGGATACAGGATGTTTTGCAACGGTCTCGTGGCGCATCCGGAGCCGCGTTGCCACAACTGTCCCCGGACGTTGCGCCTGCTGCAACCCAACCGGCTGCGCCGCTCCCGGCGGCTCCGGTGCCTGCGCCGCAAGCTGCGTTGCAGAACATGATTCGGCCCCAGACTCCAGGCCCGGCATCCGGCGGCGCGAACCAACCAGCGCTTCCTCCCGGTGTCCGGAACATTATGACGCTACCGGAAGAGTTCTCGCGGACTACTCCGGAAATGCAGGCGAAGCGGTTGACGGCGGACCGCGAAGCCCGAATCTCCGGTCTCGCGCGCGCGATGCCGGAATGGTGGGCTAGCGGGAATCTGGACGACGTGATCGGAACGCCGGAAGGCTGGATCGAAGGCGCGCGTAGGAAACTCGGAACCAGCAACGAGCAGATTCAGACTATCGACTGGGTGCTGCGTAAAGGTTTGCCGTCCGAAGTCAACGAGTCGTCGGGGTTGCAGTTCTCGACTAAAGAACTTGAGATCGCGGAAGCGAACTGGCCGAAGATTACGGATCACCCGCGTAGTATTATGCAGCGGATGAATATGATAAATATGACGGTCCAGGGATCGCGGTATATGCGCGAACTGGGGCTGACGCAGCGTCAGCGCGATTTGTTAGCCGGGTACTGGTTCAAGGAAATGGCGGACCGGTCTGCTAAGATCGTGCAGACAACCGAAGACGCAAAAGGCCGGAAGGACTGGCGTAACCGGTTGCCGAGCAACGTCGATATGGACCCGCGCGTACCCGTCGCGTTAGCGATACGCAAAGCGCGCGCTGCGAATCCTAAAGACTTTCCGCTGCCCCGGAGTTTGTAATGCCACAAGCGACTAATAAACGCGAACCTGACGAGTTAGATTTGCTGCTGGACAAACTAGGTGCGTCGGACGATCCCCGAGACAGGGACGCGGTTCGCCGGATGTACAAAGAAGAAGCGGCTCCGGCAGTCGAGACGCCGACTGTATTTCGGCGTCCTGGGACGGAAGATACCGAAGGGTCTCCGGAGCAAGGCCGTAAACGTGCGGGCGTAGCGGAGGATGTTCTGAAGCAATTATTTTCTACCGGACTAGACGTAGCAGCGGCCGCGCCGGGCGGCGGGACGTCTATGGCCGCATCGGTCGCTATCCCGGCTCTTATGCGGATGATCTTCCCGAATCAAAAACCGCCGGAGTACATGTCGCCGGAGAACGCCGCGTCCGGAGCGTCCCTGCTGACTAACCTCGCGACCAAGGCGTCGCCGTTAGGTAAAGCGACTAAATACGGCCCGTTAGTCCTGAAAGGACTATTGGAAGGCGCGGTACCGGGGGCCGCGTACGTTGGCGAGTCCGCGCGGGAGGGGGATACGTTAACCGGGCCTAGCAAAGCCTTCGCAGTCGGGTTGCCCGGTTTGCTTGGCGCGCTCGGCGGCGTCCACGCGACAAACACGTACCGTCGGGCGACGCAAGGACCGGCGGCTATGGCCGCGCGCGCCCCAGGACAAGTGACGTCCGGCGAAATAACGGGCGCTCCGTTACCGGATATCGACGTGGCGCGCGCCGATCTGGAAGCGCTGCAAAAACGCGCTGGGATTGGCGCAGGGGCTCTTACAGACTTGGAACAGCTACCCGGTAACCTGCCGCCGTCGCAGAATGCGGATCTAGTTAGACAAAACGCTTCCAGATCGGCTCAGTTAGCGTCCGACCGGTTACGAGACGCACAGCAAGCGCGCAGTCTGCTTAAAGCGTCGCTTACCGATGTCGGTCGCGATTTGTCGCTGATTTCGGTTCGCGAAAAGCAAATCCAACGGAATATTGGCGCGTTGCTGAAGAACCCGGACATCGGCGATCTGGCGAAAAACAAACAAATAAATGCGTTACGCGAGGAAATGGGGCAGTTACCGGATCGCAAGGAAAGTCTGCTTATGCGCCAAGCGGAGTTAAGAAAGAACATCGACGCGTCCGAATCGCAGATCGCTCAGTTTGAGGAACTGGCGCGTAGCACGGAAACAACCTCTCAGGTCGCATTAAAACAATGGGACACTGTGAAGACTAGTGAGGTTGCGCGGAAAAACATCGTTAACGATTTTGATAAACGAACCGGTTGGAAGTTCGGACAGTTGAATCCGGACGATAAAGAGCTTATCCGACGGCTGGCTAAGGAAGCGCCGAACGAAATGGTAGACAAAACTATCGGTCAAGCGATGTCCGGCGCGGTAGAGAAAGCGCAGGAGCACGCGTATAATTGGGCAAAAACGCTATTCGATCCGAATAGCAAGATTCTGAACGAGGAAGAACGGAATGCTATGCGGACGCTTGTCGCGCGACGCATTGTTGCTGAATCACGGGACCCTGCGACCGGCACGATGCGACAGTTCCTTCGGACGAAAGGCGGCGAGACGGGGTTCACGCATAGCGGATTAAGCAAAATTGGGGAAGACGCGATTAATACTATCTTTGATTCCCCGAGCGCGTATACGAACCTGACTAAGCTAGCGGATGATCTCAATACCGCTAACAAACCGGGTCTGAGGCTTATCGCGCTAGGCGGCGGGTCCGTCGCGGGTGGAATGGCAATGTTCTTCTGGGGCGCGCGGTTCGCGCAGCAGCACGAAGCGTTGGGCGCGGCTGGTATCGGCACCGGCGTTATTATTGCCGGTAAAATCGGATGGGATAAATTTGTCGATTACGTAGTTAGCCGGGCGCATAAGGATACAGACGCATCGCAAGCGTTGTTCAAAGCTATGGAAAACCGTATGTTGCTACCCGCGAAAGGCGTCGCGTCGTCTACAGCGGGACAAGCTATCGCGGAACCGGCGGTCCGGGCTAAGAATCGCCGGAGGGCCGATATTCCACAGCAGCCTTAACCGACTACTACGCCTATGTCAACCTCGCGTTCAAACCGTACGCGCAGGTCGTCGCGTTGATTTACCGAAAAGATCAATTCCTTCACCGGAGCCTCTCCATGCCGTGAGATCCATCGCGACCGAAGTCGCCACGCTTCGTGTTTGCATCCGGCGATCTGCGGCAAACGTGCAACCGTCCCTAACGTATCCATGTCGCCGTACCAATTCGACGAGCCACGAAAGTTATATGGGTCCAGCGGATCGGCGAGGAAACGCGGATCGCGGACCGGCTTGCCGAAGTGATGCGAGATAATCACGGAGAGTTCTAGGTCGCGGTATTCGGCTATCAACCTGTCGATGCTAAGCAGCACCCGCGCGATTTCGGTGTTCGAGTTCTCTTCTGCCGTATGGAACTTCGAGATCGGGTCTAGAATCAGCACATTCGGCCGGACTTGTTCGACGAGGTCAGAGATTATACGACGTCCTTCTGGGGAGTCCAGCTTCATCTCCGGGTTCTTCGACACCCACCAAAGATTTTCGGCGAGGCAATCAGCGTGCAGATCCGAGAAGATTTTACGCGAACGTTTCTGCAAGCCATACGTTCCTAGCTCTTGTTCCAGGTACAGAACGCGGGCGGGATCGCGCACCCAGAAACCCGGATATCCGAACGGGACGTCGGCGGACGCAAGCGCACGGGCAAGTTCCATCGCTACCAACGACTTCCCGGCCTTAGCGTTCCCACCGAACATCAGCTTACCGCCGCGTGGAAGAACGGCCGGGTATATCCAGGACGGAGTTTCCGGAACTGGAGCGGCGAGTAGTTCGGCGATAGTTCTAGCTTCCGGTTGGGTTTCCGTCACTCTGCGCCGCTCCCAGAACTAACGGGGTTCCCCGTGGACGGAACAGATTGGTTAGGAAATCTTTCGCTTTGTTTAGCTTGGTCTGTTCTGGCACAGACTCCGAGGTAATTGGAATTTCGGTCTCAGTCGGAAACGAAGCAAACGCGCGATCCGCTGCGGTCATCGCCAGTGCGGACAGATATACCCAGTCGTCAAACGTTGGTGTGTTAGTCACAAAAACCTCGTGGACGAAGGTATTGAAATCAACCGGCGTATCGTTCTTGACGAAAATCGCATGGTCTTCGGTAATACGTGCCAGAACCTCTGGCTTCAAAAGATCGTAATCAGGTATCGGCATATCGGTTACTTCTTTCCTTTCCGTTTACGCGTTCGGCGGAACTTGACGCCCGCGAGATCCATAGTCTTCTCCCAGAGTTCAGGTGGGATGCCGCGAACTTCCAAATCCTCGCCGTCTCCGAACCAGAACTCCGTACAGTCCGCCAGCAGATTACGCGCTTTGACGAGGTGCTCGACTTCACCGAGTTTCATCCAGCACAAACGGCCGTCGTCAAAGTATAGATGTCCATTCGTGCCGGGTATGATCGGGTCGCCGACTTCGTCCAGCGACAGCTTTGTTTTATACTTCGCAGCGAACTCTTGTTCAGACCGGGGTAACTTATCAGCCGGTTCAATCCGACGCTTCCTAGGACGTGAAATCACGGCCGTACCGACGACGTTTTCTGCCTTACTTGCTGATAACAAAGCAGTTATGGATTTCATAAGGGTTTTGTTTGTTTTCAACAACTTACGAGCTATTCGGACTCCGGCCCTACACCGTCTTCGTATCGCCGCCACGGAGCCTTCCCGCGATCCGCGAAATGCGCATCTTGGCACCGGCTGTGGTTTAGATGCACTTCTAACGACGCGAGATTGTGAAAACCTTCCGAGCAGAACTTGCAGACCCAATTGGCGTACCGGGTGTCCGGTACCGCGTTGTCGTCGAAGTCAGCGGGCATTAGACGCCTCCTTAGCTTTCAGGACCTCGTGCAAATACCCCATTGCGTTGAACATCGTTGCGCAGATGCTTTCTTCTAGATCGGCTGGGTCCGCGATTCCACGATGCAGCTTCCACCACGCGAACAAATGCCGCAACGCCGACTTCATGTATACCGACAACGGCATCCCTTTCTGCCAGTTGTCGCCGTCCCGCAGCGTTCCGTCCGCTTGTACGCGGTGCTTGTTCAAGTACTGCGCGTACCGTTCCAGGACCGCTGGCGACAGGAACGCTTCATAGTCCAGCTTATTCGCGTCGGTGTCGCGAGTTGCGCCCGTGTCGAATTTGCGAATTGGTATGTCCAGCTTTGGAAGCTGGAGATCCTGAATACCTCGGTACTGCGAAGTCGTTGGTTCCTTCATTTGTAATTCCTCTTTAGGAGAAATATTAAGCGGGTTCGCAGTACAAATCGGACAAAGCGGGTTATTGCAACCTTTCCAAACTAGCCCTTCAAACATATTTACCCTTTCGTCGGACATCGGTTACTTCTCCTTCCCATACCGTTTTCCATTCACTGTAAACTGGCCACGGTTAATCACGACGATATTGTCCGTAAACTCGCCGTCCGGCCAGAACCAGCCGTACTCGAAACCGTGCATAAAGTTCGACGGCGCGGATTTGACGTAGTACGGGTCGCGCGACGCCAGCGCGGGAACGATCACGCCGGAATGGTAATCCTGCTTGTCGATCGGCGATTTCTTTGTGTACGCGTCGTATGTGTGGACATGGCCCGCGCGGATGTTCCGGTTGTACGCTTCGACAAGGGCGCGGGCCGGACTCCGGTACTGGCGGGCTTGAAGAACGGAGTCGCCATGCACAAAGTACAGTTTGGCTTTGCGCGCGCCGTGCGCGAGTTGGTACATTTCGCCTTGTGAGACGATATGCTTCCACACACCGGAACCCCCGAGGTACGAATGCGCCTCAACCATCCCTTCCAGACCCGGCTGTTCATCTACAAGCTGGTGTATCCAGGCTTCGTGGTTACCGTCCAGCCATACATTCTCTGCGCCGCCACATAAGACATCGTGGAACAAAGTTTGGAACTTATCGAATTCCGTCTTCAACCGGAAGCCTTCAACAAGCCGGGGTTTTCCTTTCAGCCAATGTGATACGGGGCCGCAGTTAATCTGGTCGCCGCCGAAGATCAGGACGTCCGGCGCAAAGTCCTGAACGAAATCTAACGTCGCGCGGATCGCGGGTTCGTTATGCGTCGGCCGGACTACGCGCTTCCCGCCGGTCTGCGCCCACTCCCAGCCAACGTGCACGTCAAACAACGCGACGAATTTGCTGGCCGTTGCGGACAACGGCTCCTTACGGACTTTCTTAGTCATGTATCTCCTTAACGTTGTACGCGTGCCGGAACCTCGACCACAGACGCAAACCAGTCCGTGATACTAGCGGCGATGCGGAAAAGCAACTGCATGTACCCAACGGCGACGCGGGACTGTGGTTCGGTCAACGGGACGGTTCGGTCGCCGGGACACACCGCAGTTTCCGGCGTTAAAGACAACAGGTTTTTGCCCGATGTATCTGCGACCAAGAACTCCGCGCGGCTAGCGGACATCGTGAACACGCGGTTTTCCGTGGTCAGCGGCATTGTCCCACACGCTTTAGCTGCGACGGTTGTTAGCTCTCGAACAGCAGACCACAACCGCGCTTGAGTCGAGATCTGCGTCTTTGCGTATATTGATTTCGTCGATACCGCGCGATCGTTACGCGTCACGGTTTCTTTGTCAAAATCCAGCGTCCACTTGGCGTCTTCCGATACTATACGCTCGTCCGCGTCGTGCACTACGCTGGTCCAGACGAACAACTGCGATGCGGCTTCCGATAACTCGACGCGTTCCAGACCGAGATGATTCTGCGCGCTTAGTGCGGCGGTAATAAGCAGAGTTAGAAATAAACGCATAACTTATTTCTCCTTTGGATCTGTTAACTTAAGATCCTCTAACACTTGACGCGCGAGATCCGACGCTCCGGCTAACTGGTTCGCATCGTCGCCGCCGACTTCTTTGATTTGATCTTGCACCGCGAGGGCAGACGCGAGAAATATTAGAACGAGTTCTTCGGGTCGTAACAAACCTTCCTCGACGTGCTCATTGACTTCGCCAACGAGAGCGGTGACGTAACCGGAGAGGCGGAATAAACGCTTCCTAGGCATTTCTGCGCCGAGTGTCGCCGGACGCAACGCCGCAATCACTGCGTTGTTAAGATACGTTTTAATCTCTCGCGTCGCAAATAAATCGTTCGCTTTCTTCTTAACCGGCATAGTATCCGTTCCCAGCGGGAGCCCTTCCTCGATCTCAATTGTCTGTAGTAAATGCGGCCGGATGTCGCGGCGTTCCCGTTCTGCACCCCACAACTGCGTGCGGGGAAAACGCGGCCAGCGAAGATAGTAACGACGATAACACGGCACCTATAGTATAGACGCGGCGTCGTCGGGTTCGGTTACCGGGGTTAGTCGGACAACTGTTTTAATTAGTACTTTTGGGATACCGATCGTCCGCCGGTACCCCGCGATGTCATTAGGCATCGTATCGTACCGCTCTTGCGCGAGTATCACCCAGTCGTCGGTTTCGGCCGCGAGGTACCCGACGTCGTAATTCACCATACCGGTTTGTCGTTTCTCGTCTACGCGCGCGTAACCGGACTGGGACTCGGCGTCGATCCAGGCGACGACGATAACGTCCGGGAGTTCGGCGGGTTCCGGGATAATGATGGATTCGATATCAAGAGTCACCAAACACCTCTGCCGCTGCGGCTTTGTACGCCGGAAGTTCGCGCGCCACCGGGTTAGCCTCGCAATCCAGAACGAACAGGAACGACTGGACTAGGTTGATCGCGATTAAAACTTTCTCCGCTGGCTCAGGCCTAGTTGTGAAATCGCGGCGCGTCCAAGCCGCTAGTTTCTCTTTTAACTCTTGCAGTTGTAATCCGAGTGACACGTTTGCCTCCTAATTCAATACTAATGGATGCTTGTCTGCGTTCGTCATCGCGTCCAACCAATTCTCGCCGATCCCGGCGTCCACCGGGCAACTGAACCCAGGCAACCGCCACGTCTCCTGTTGCATAAGACTAATGAACTCGCCAGCTTGCTTATCGGTCCATTCGCGCGGGATCTCGTTCACAAGTTCGTCGTGAACTTGCAGGATCGGGACGGCTCCAAGTTCTCGTTTATACCGCAGCATGATTGCCTGAACGTGGTCCGCTGAAACGCCTTGTCCGTACGCCGCCAGCACGATCTTGCTGTCCTCTTCCATCGCACGTGTTAACGCGTTGTCTTCTCGAAACGGTCCGATAAGCCGGATGAAACGGCCGGTCGGGTATTTGACGTACCGCCGCGCTTCAAATTCGGCGAGGACACGGCGTTGCCACGCCCGGATTTGCGGGTACGCCGCGAAGTACACGTCTTCTTGTATCTCAAGAGCCAGACGTCGGGAGTCAAAAGACTCGTTCCCGAACAGCATATTAGCGAGGTGTTTTCCGGTAAACGCAACAACTCCGCCCGCATACTCCCAGTCTCTATGAACTCGGAGCGCGCCTGCGTTAATAGCTTGCTTAACATATGACGTGTCCAAATCTTGCGATGTTAGGACTTTTAGTCCCATACCGTAATTCGATCCGTGCGACGTGATTTTAGCCATGTCGCGAGGCTTCCGGCCGCCTAGCTCCGCTGCTTTGTCGAACTTCCCATCGGAGTTCTGGACAAGCCAAGTAAACAAGTCCTTCGGGAAATCTCGAATATCGAAGCCAGCAAGATACATAATCATCCTAGCTTCTAGCTGCTTGTAATCCGCGCGGATAAGTTTTAGCGCCGGATCGCGCGGGATAATCGCCGCGCGCGCTTGCTTGCCGAGTCCATACTTCTGAAAGTTATGAGCGTTCGGTCCGGACGACGACAAACGTCCTAGCGACGAGCCCGTGGTATTAAACCGCGAGTGTAAGTATACGCCCGCCGCGCCTTCGTCCGACAAATGCTTCTCGCCGAACCACGAGTCGATGCCTTTGCCGCCGTCTTTGGTTTTCCACAGGTCAACGACACCAGATTCCACTTCCGTTAGTGTTACCTCGCTTAACTGCTCGGCGACTTCTACAGGCTTGGAATCAAAGATATCGTGACGTTTACCGATCTTTAATAGCTCGTCGCGTAAAGTATCCTTGCGTGAATTCGCCAGCCGAACCCCGCGTTCGGCGAACCATTCGCGGACTTGCTTCGACGACTTGGGATTGAACCGTCGGCCGACTTCGGGGAAAAGAGTGTCCTGAATGTTGGAAATCCTCGCGTCTAGCTCTCTAACGCGATCCGTGTCCACGCGCATCCCGCGTTCGCGCATCGTCTCGCAGAGTTCACTTAGCTCCAGGACCTCACGGCGGAATTGAACCGGGACTTTCATTCGGTCTAGCTCTGCGCCGTTCTCGACGTGGACTTTAAGTCCGGCCCACGAATCCACGCCGTTGTATCCAAATACGTCGTGCGTTGGGCAAGGATACTGGCCGGAACAATACTGCCGCCAGCAGGATTTCCAGTTCTGGACGTCGGCGACTAACGACGTCGCGGTCCATAGATTCATAAACCCAAGCGATCCGGGATCATCGTCTTCGTCGCGGTTCGCGATCTTGCACAAATGCTGGTTGTTCAAGTAATGCGTAATCGCGCCGTCTTCCCACAGGTCCAGCGGACTCGCGCACCCCCAGCCGTCCATGACTTTTTTGTCAGCGGATGCCGAGAAGTATCCTACAATCTTGATGTCACGTTTTCTCGCTTCGTCGATTGTCCATTGTGCCAGCCGCGAGTCCCAAGGAATCGACGCGGCTTCACGGAGCGTACTAATACCTAATATCGACGGGCGTCCGGTGTCCGTTGAGAATTCGAGATCTAACCCCAAACCCACACGGTCCGCCGATTCAACAACGCGTTGGTAGTCACGTTGCGTCCGGTGGACTGGCGGATAGTCAGCGGACGTGTCCGGAGACGAACCGGCAAACAACCCGAACTGAAGACGTTCGTCAGGTAGAACTATCTGCGATTTTCGACGGGACACTTAACCTCTTTCGTAACTCTTCGCATTTGTCATCAGACCAACCGTATATTTCTTGTAGCCCGGACTTTACTACCGGCCACGGTGCGACGAAGTGATAGCCTACAGTCCCATTCGTCTTCAAGGCGTGCTCTAACGCTACCTGCCGCGCGGCTTTCATGTCTGCAACAGTTATAAAATAACCGTCAGGTAGAACGATTTGTGATTTACGCCGAGACATTTACTATCCGGATTACTTGTTGACCTAAATACAAACTGTACGCGGGGGGTATCGCTTCTGCTATCTCACGCGTACTCGCCCAAGGCATTTCCATAACATCACGACGCGGTTGTAGCGTCGAGATCTGGAATCCGCGTTTATCCCGCATCGGTTTTGACTCGCCGTGTCCGTACACGCCGATGACTGGTAGTTTGTGTTGACACTCGACTCCAACCAGAGGTAGATTAGATTCAAATAGCCGGTGACGTCGCAACTCGTATCTAGTACCATAAACTTTCACAGATAAACCGAACGCCGTGCCGCATAGTTGCACAGGTTCCAACAACGGCGCACCCGGAACGTTTTCGATTATGTACGGGATACCAGTCGCCCGCAACGCAACACGAACCGGCTCGATCAGCTTCGGGTGCTCGCGCTTGTGTAAACTCTTCGCGCGAGTGTACGCTTGACATGGCGGCGATGCCCAGATCAAAGCGTAACCGGTAACAAGGAGTACGTCGAACGCGTCGGCTTGATGAAACGCGTCGCCGATATATCGAGGCTGCGGGCGGATATCGACGCCGGTCACGTGGAAGCCCGCTAGTTGCAACCCACGTGTAGCGCCGCCCGCACCACAGAACAGATCTAGCGCTTTTAGCATCAGACGATCACCATTAAACCTTCCGGCTGGAAGTCTCGGCACTCGAACTTCCCATCACCCGCCGGATACCCGCGTTGGTTTGTCACGACGCGCGTCCGACGGATCGTCTGGTCGTCGTTCTCATGGGTATGTCCGTAGATCCACAGATCGGGTTGCCGTGTTTCTATTACCGGAACCATGTCTAATGAATTAAATGCAGGCTCCAACGGCCCGTTACGGTACTTGGTCTTCGAGTATCTAACCGGCGCGTGATGCGAGATAACTACGCGCGGTCCGGCTAACGGCTCGTCAAACCAGTCGTGAAGTCTCGCGACGAACTTTTCGTGTAACTCGACGCTTCGGTGTGGCGTGAACTTTGTTCCGTCCGCGTTCCGGATTAGCTGGAAATCGGACATCGCGTACTTTGCGTCGTGCATTGCGTTCCAGTCCGAATCTGCGAACCACGTCCACATCGTACCGCCGAAGAAATTGACGCCGTCTAGACTAATTGGTTTATCCGACAATAACGAGACGTTCGGGCAGTTTACGTTTAGCCAAAAGGCAAAACTTGCCTCTGAGGTATCCATCGGCAATTTAGTGTAGTATTCGTGGTTACCCGCAACATACAACACAGGTTTAGCCCAGTCGTAAAGGAAACGGCGAAGCGGCGAGAAATTCACGAATGAAATTATATCTCCAGCTAACACTAATACATCCGCATCTGCGTCAGCCGGTAGCGTCCAGTCGCCGAATTCCAAATGCAGGTCGCTGTAGATAAGCAGCTTCATTAGAACAAGTCTCCCGGCAAAATTAACGTCGGCTTCTTCGACTTCTTACGCCGCCACGACGTGGCGGTAACGGGCCGAAACGCGCGGGTGACACTCGACGTGTCCAGCAACTTCCGTTCCGTCCGCAACGAGGCTTTGAAATAATGCCCGCGCCAGTAGCTTACGCCCCCAGTACCTTCGATAGCAGGTAAAACCAACGCGGCCGCTTTATCGCCGCACAGAACACAAACGCGGTAACCTTGTTCCATAAACCGCGCGGCTTTCTCAAAGTCGCGGCGGACAAGGAAGAAATAGGCGTTTTCGCGAAGAACCGCAGCCGGGTGTAGCGTAATGACGAAGAGATTCGGGTCCCAGTCGGCGATTCCGGATGCGGCAAGGTTACCTCTGGAGTCCCCGTGGTACCAGTCGTACTGACGACAAATCTGTTCGGCTTTCTTCCGGGTCTGGCCGTCCGGATACTCGTTAGCTTCGCCGCGACAGTTATGGTTGACCAAACCTTGCGCCACATAACTTTCATCTTCTTCTACAGACAATGAATAAATACCCCGGTTCCACTTTTGCTCCGCAATTTCGACTACCTCCGATTCCATAAACAAGTACTCATGTTCATCGTTATCCAACAACGACAGGATCGAATCGGGTGCAGTACATGGAACGTGTATAACAGAGTACCCGGCTTCAGCAGCCAGTTTTCTTTTTAAGCTGTTTCTTTCGGTAACACGGGCTTGATTATTATTTGTTCCCGGACCATCAATCTCGATCAGAACATTGCCTACCTTGAAATCAAAGTTGAACGGACCTAAAGAAAACTGTGATACCGGATCACGTCCCGCAGCTAATAAAACAGCATGAACTTCCGGCTCCCCCAATCCGATCCAAGGAAAATCTCCTACTCCTAGCAACTCACGTGTCTTAGCCGTTGCAAGACGGCTTTTAGCGTGCGCTTCTGCACTTAGGTTTTGAAGATTGTGTTTACCTTCTCTAATCAAATCGCGAGTAGCTGCATTCGCAGCTTTTGTTATTAGGTACGGATCTCTTGTTCCATTCCGGTAATTTTCCTTTAGCTTTCTAGAGATGGCTTCGGAATCATAGGGAGCAAATTTGCCTTGACACTCACGTGAACAAAACGCGAGAGTATGAAACTGATTTTTGTGCCCTCTATTAAAGACCTTTCCACAGCCCAAACAACGCTCGGCCACAACTGTTATTGTGTCTCCGGCTCTTAAGTCCGAGGCTCGTTTCCAACCAACGGCTGTCATGAACAAGTGATCTAGACTAACTGTATAATGTGACTTATGCCCTCTGGAGTCCACTCGGACTATTTTTATCACCGAAGACTCTGAAGCTATTCTAACCTTGTTTAGAACGGACCTGAATCTTCCAAGGTGAGTCAGAACTAAATCCCCCGGCTGTACTCGGAGCATTTGTCGATATCCAGTTGATGTCAATACTTCCGTCTTTGAGGAAGCAAAGCAACGCAATGTATTCGCGATTATGACGTCCGCACGTTCTAAACCTAACGGACGCAGAAACGCATGGAACGTAATGTCACCGGAAGCGCCGACTAGCGGGGTACGTTTCAGGGCTTCGTTTTCGCCGGGGCCTTCCAGCAAAAGAGCAAACTTCGGAGACGCCGGAACCCAGTCCGGAACGAACGAATGGGAATCGGCGGACCATGGGCATAACGCGCATAACGAGGGTTTGCTACGAACGCCGAGGATCGGAAAAGTAGACATCAATTTGGTGGGCAAGGAAGGAGTCGAACCTTCAATCCCCTAAGGGGAGCCGGGGTTACAGCCCGGTGCGGTTCGCCAGTCTCCGCAGCTTGCCCAGAAAAATTGGGGAGTGAGACGTTGGAAGAAGCCCGAAACCAGCAAAGGAGCCTCCCCGTTTATTCCCCCGATATTCACGGTGTCTCACCGACGTTTGTAAGCTGACAAACGAACAAACAGAGTAGTTGCGACCCCAACTACTAAGTCGCCCGTATTGGCACTGCGCTCCGACGGGCAGCGGATTTGGTGGACCCCGCTGGATTCAAACCAGCAACCTGTCCGGTGCAAGCGGACTGCTCTGTCAATTGAGCTAGGAGCCCATAAATTTTCGCGGTCGGATGGTCGTCCAGTTTAACCCTCGTAGCAGTAGCGGCTCAGCGTTACTGGCCTTATCCTGTAGGGCACCGCGTATCGGTGGCCGGGTTTATACACCACCCGTTTAACTCCGCCCAGCCGAGCACCACTTCGGAGCCTCCCACTCCTTCGAGGGTTTCCTAATCACCCCTAGGCTAGTCGGCTGATGTTTAAGGCCATCATTTACGTCTCTCTTATCCCCGCCGTTGTTTCTTGGAAACTACGACTGATTGCGAGAGCACCGCACCGATCTAGATTTCGCTACGTCTCGAACGTCATCACGTACCGTCCGGGATCGGAAGCCGCTTTCCGCGCGAATCGGTCCGCGTCTTCCTTCGTCGCCGGGAAGAAATACCCGACGTCGTAGAACCGCGTCAACGCTCCGGTGTCCTTGTCCTTCTTCTGCTGCATCACGTACCCGAAGATCGCCCCGGATTCAGCAGCCGCCAGCCAGCGATCGGCCAGCAGTTTTTCAACCTGCTCCGGCGACTTGTCGGCGAGAGAAATCAACTCGTCGGACAACGTCAGGTACCGTTCCTCAGCGGCCGCGTCGGACCCGCAGAACGCCCGAAGCGCAGGGGTTTGATCGGACGCGATGTTCTTTGAGAACACGAACATCGGGCCTTTTTCCAGTCCGTTCGGATTGAAGTTCTCAACCAGCCAGTCTGGTCGATACATAAAGTTGTACTTCGTCGATTTCCCAGCTTGAATCCCTTGGATCTGAACGTTCGTCATCACGTAACCGGCGGGCGACAGCTTCGTCCCGCTTACAGACGCGACACGACCGATGCAGACCAGATCGGGAAGCTCGGGAACATCAGGGGCTTTAAACGGCATTTTGTTTCTTCTCCTTTGTATACTAGTTTCCTAGTAGTCTAAATCTAGTGAACAATAAGCGGTTTCAACGCATCTTTCTGGCCATCAAGTACCGCTCGGACTTGTTTAACCATATCCGCGCCCATAACAACCATTACACCGACTTGCTCGGGCCGGAGCATCTCGGGAGTTTTGAATTCCGACGCGACGAAAATAATATCGTTCGGCGATTTTATCCACCCGTATTGGGGGTTACCGGCGAGGAATGCGACGACACCGCCGACCGTTACGTACATTTCGCGCATTACGGATGCCCAGATTTCTTCCGGCGACGACGGCGCGACCGGTTCGCCAACGCTTCCTTCTGTTGTCGGCGCGTCTTCCGCTTTGGCTTCCGTTGCGGGGTCTGAAACCTCGGTTTTCGTATCGTCCATATTAATCCTTTCTGGAGACGTTTACATAAATCGCGAACATTATGAGGTACGTTGCTTCCGACCAGTGTGTCCGCCAGGCGCTAGACATTGCAAGCGCTAATGCTACAAACTCACAGAGACAAGAAAGTACATACGTTACTTTACCCTTCTTCGCGCTTTCCATTAGTTTCTCCTTTTATAGGACAGCCATCCTATCCAGAAACAGAGTATTATCGTAGACCATTTTTGGCCCAGATTTGTCGTCTGTTCCGCCCACAATATCAGGAGCAGAGAAATAAATATCCGCATTACTTATTCCTTTTTCTCGCCAACATCCCCCACAACTTCTCCATGTCAGCGGGCATTTCAGCCGGTAACTTTACGCCCCGAGCCTTCGCGGTTTGTGAATCGCTTGGAAGCGTACAGTACAAGAACTCCGATGTCTTCTCGATCGCGTTTGTCTTCACGCGCGTCCGGATAATAAAGTCAAACGCGCCTTCGACCAGTTTTTTCGCCGCGCCGTGAATCAGCATAGAATTCTTCTGCCGGTATTTTGGCTTCGAGTCGCCGCCCGCAAGATCCTCGACGCGTTCTTTTTCGGTTTCTTTGAACGTCAGGATTTTGTGCCAGCGTTTGCCGGTCCGGACATTGTACATGTTCAGGTAGTCTTTTACCATCCGGACGGTTCCGTTCAACACCATGCTCCAGTCACGGGTTTCCAGTTGCAAACCGCTACGACGAGCGTCCGAAATCTCGCGTTCATTCTTCGGCAGGATGTTTTCGCCGATGTATTCCTCAAGCTGGACAAGCTGCGCCTCGCTGCCGCCGTCCCAGAACACGAGGTCAATCGGCACGTCGTATACTTCTGGCCACAGTTTTTCTGGCGTCTTCAGAAACGTCGTCAGCGTGTTGTAATCGGTTAATCCTTCTACCTCGTACAAATGCGACAACATATCGGGCGTCGCATCTTCTTTCACCGTCCGCAAGCCGCTTCCCCCTAGCTCGGTTGAGAAATACAACACGTCCAAACCGATACGCAGGAGATCCCGGATTACAAACGTCTTGCCGGTCCCGGTATCGCCGTAAATCATTGTCTTAACGGGATCGTCGTCGCGTTCGTCCGCCCGGTAAACGCGGACTTTGCTAACCGGCGTTGGTTTTATCGCCGAATCGGTTTTCACTGACACTTTAGGCCCCGCTGCCGCCGGTTTAGCAGTTAGGTTCAACGCTTCTGGCATCCGCTTCTCCTATCTGTTCGTTAAGTAACTGCGCTTTGTAAAACTCCGGCAGACCGCGTCGTAACCCACGTTCTATCTGCGGCCACGCGAATTTCCACAACGCGGACGCGATGTAATCCTTTTCTTCACGAAGCGTATCGGCGGACAATTCTTCCAGTAACACTGGGATATCGCGCATTGAACCTTGCAAAGTACCGTCGTCTCGCAAATGCTGGATGACTTTGCGCCACCGCGCCTCGGTTCGTAACGCGACGATTAACTTTGCGATCACATCGTTCTTCGACGGGTTCGCTTCGCCCCATTCTTTCGCGTGCCGTTCGCGGAACTCCGCACGGACGATTTTGGCGATCAAAAGTTTTCCGTCCACGCCGAACACGTTGCCGTCCCGAGGCTTCAGCACTATACCTTCAATCGGACCGCCGAGACAAGATTCGCGTTTCAGCAACTCGTTGAGAGTATTGGTGAAGTCAGGAGCGGAAATCTGGAACTCGCCATACGACGGGACTGGCGTGAAGTCTAGACGCTGCGCGACTTCTCGTTTCTCTTTCGGCGGCAGGAATCGGGATGGTTCGGTTTCGATATCGAAAAGCACAATGTTACCGGACGGTAGCATCGAATACGCCATTACGTTATGTTTCGGCTTCGACAGGTACTCGCCGCGATATGTCCAGCCGGGGATAAGTGCTTCGCGACGTTTCAAAATTTCCTCGACGCCGACGCGAAACATGTGTCCGGCCGGGGCCGGAACCGGGATGTCCGCGCCTTTGCTCCGAACGATCACGTCGTCACCGACTCGGCCAAACGATATCTGCGACCCGTCGATCTTTTCTTCCGCGACGACCGGGACGGTCAACAACGGGTCTAACGCCCGGTGCCCCAGGTTCAGCACATGGGAGTAGCTTGACAGTCTCTCCATTATCCCCTCTCTATATAGACGTTCGCTCCGGCCAACAGGTTACACATATCCGGACGGCGGCGGTCCAAGGTTCGATATATCACGGATGACTAGGACGATTACGATAAAGAAAAGTACTATGTATAACACAGCCTCCATTGGTTACCCCCTAGCGACCAATAGTTCCTTAGCCCGGCAAGTGGCGTCCGCTTCCGCAATGTCCTGACTAACCGACGCTTGTTCGGCAGCGGACTCTGGCCACGGTCCGGAGCCGTCTCGGTACCCAAGTCCCGAGCACGCGGTACAGTTCCGGGAGTCCAGGTTCCGACCGCCGTTACAAACCGGGCAGGCCGTTCGTTCCAGTAACCGGTCGGCGGATGCCGCTAATGCAGAGTACTCTAGCAGTTCGGGGGTTTCCCCGATTACAGCTTCCGAGATAGTGCCTACAAACGCAAAAGTATTGTTATTTATCTTTGAGTATTCAATGCGACCCTTTACCTTACGTTTCGCCAAGGTCTCGGCGACCCATTCCGGTTCACCAACATATTCGAGGACACGCAAAACCCGACACACTTTGCCCATAGTTTCTCCTTACTTACCTTTGCAATCCGCTTCTAATTCGTCTAGCGTTTGGTAACAGGACGGTTCGACGTAGTACGCGATACCGGCGACGCGCAGAAATTCTTTTAGTTTTTCGTATTTCGACCAGTTTACCTCGACTCCGATTTCAACTATGAACATGTTTTTGTCCTTTCTGGTTCCGAGACTACGACTCGAACGTAGATTAGCGGCTTCAAAGACCGCCGTCCTACCAATTAGACGATCTCGGAAAACTAGCAGGCAGGGTTCGCCGAGGTTACCTAGCGTTCTGAATCTGTACCAGGATCTCGGGAGATAACTCGTAGTCCGGGCATCGCAACGCAGTCAGAATACATTTTCGGTATTCATCTTCGCTTGAATACTGTGTCCAAGTCCAATGTCCTTTTAGTAAACAATACATATCAAACTCCGAGCCCGGAGTCCATTCCGAATATCCGGGAGATCCGGTATGCAGAGCGAAATGTTTGCACCATAAACACAAAGGTTCTGGTTCATGCTTTTTAGGCATATATTACTCCAGAAATTTCTTTAAGTCTCCTAGATTCACGTTGATATTGGTATCGCTAACGCCGCCGTCCGCCGCGATTTGTTTACTCGCTTCCAGCCCTAGCTTCTTCGTCATCGGATCGTCGCTAACCGCGCCTTCCAGCATCAACTTGTTCAAGAAACCGGCCCGCGACTTGGCCCGAACGTCCGGTTCCAGATGAAACGTGTCCATCAACGCCTGCACGCATTCGACGACGTCGCGTCGGCCTTTGAATATCGCGTACGGTAAACCGACCGCTTGCAACGCCGCTTCTTCACGAACCGTCCCGTTACGGACTAAGTCGATAAACCGCTCGGCGACCACGGCGTTCGCGGATGGTTTCTCTCGGATCTCAGGGCCTTGCCGAGAAGGGCCGGTGACGCCGGACTCCCGGAGAACAACAAACTTCTCTCCGCTCGGCGCGCGGGGCGGCGCTACTTCTACGGCCGGTTCGTCTGCGTCGTCCGCGATAACGAATCCGACGGGCGGGCGGTCGTCGGAGTCCGCTTCGTCTGGGATGTCCAGGAGCGGGATGTCGGAAAACTCTTTGTATCGCTTCTTCATACTATAAGAATCTCACGTCTTCCGGACCAACTTGCCCGCCGAAGTTCGCAATAAGAAAGCGTAACAAATACTGGTAGTAATCCGGGAAAACTAACGAATTGTGAATCGTCCTACGGCCACGCCGGACTACCGGCGGCGTCCAGCGGTACACACCAGACGCAAGACGCATAAACAAACACCCGTCTTCGGCTTTCCCGAGCAGACCCAGGCGCTCGTGGCGTAGCGCCCAGGTCAGCGTGAACCGCAACATCCGGCCGATACCGGCGTTGACGGAGCGAAGGATAAACGGATTCGCGATTTCGACCCGGAATTCGCCGACCGCCATGTCGGTTAAATATCCGGGCGTTTCCGCTGCGATTTCGGCGATCTCGTGTTCGAGCAACGGCGGCGCGGGAGGCTTGCGAAGATGGATTTCCGGCCACGGCCGTTCGCCGTCTGACGATAAAGTAACGTCGTCCACCTTAAAACACCGCTGTTATCTGCACAGTTCCGCCGGGCGTCGGCGCGGTTTTGGTAAACGTCACAGTCCGTTTGTCCGCCGACACCGTATAATCCTCGCCTTCCACCAGCACTACGGCGTACGTGACCAGCAACCAACGCGGGTTACTTGGCTCCGATGCCGGAATCGCGTACGTGGTTTGCCCGGCGACTACCGGGAAAGTGTACGTAACCGGCGCGCGCGGGACGGACGGTGGCACTACGCATTCTAACGTCGGATACGGCACAGTCGCGTTAACGGCAACCGTGCTGCCCAATTTCGCCCAAGTTACTTTGCCGTTCGTACCCAGAAAAACTACGTGCTGGGCAAACAATCCGGCGGCGAGAACTAATCCGCCAATACTGATTTTCTTACGCATCGTCGTTTATCTCCTCTTTCGTAACGTTCTTTTTGCGCGGGCGGCACGGGGCGCAGAACACAGCCGTAGACCACGGCACGGTTACCCGGAAGCGCTCGGCGCACTCCGGACACCGGCGGGTTAGCTGCCGACGCCGCATCCAGATCTGCCCGCCAACAAGATCCGCTTTAGCCGGTCTCGTATCCACGTTTCCCTCGTAACCGATGACTATAGCCCATACGCGGGCCTTCCAGCAGCGTCCACGTACCAATCGAGCGGCCGTTCAGAAAAGTAATCGTGCCGTATTCGTCAAAGTCGATTTTGTCGCGCGGCAAATCGCCGACTACCGCGTTAACTGCGCAGTATAGTTTATTCACTGTTAACGGCCCGGAAAACGTCTGAGTCCAAGCGCAAACCTTAGGCGTGCGATGGTCAAAGATCTGAAACCGGACGACGGATTTGCGTAGCGGTGGTTTCATAACGCGACAACGAGTTTGTCCAAACCATACGCTTGCCGATAAACTTCCGCGATCCCGGCGTGCACCAGATTCCCGAACGCCGTTTCCTCGCTGTCCGTACGCGCGGACATATGCTGCCGACGCCATTTTTCGTTACACAACATAAACGTCGTCGCCCCAGAATACGAGAACGCCGGAAGCGGGCTTAGAATACTTACCAACGGCTCAGCGCCATTCCGGCAGTCCGAATCAAACGCGCAGATCCGATTGTACGCTTTGCACGCGAACGGTTTGTTCTGGGGCCAAATTCCGTAATCCTTTACAGCTTCCCGCGATAAGTACAACGCTTCCAAAAACTCGGCTACGCGCGCTCGGTTATCCGTTGGAACCTCGATCTCGATTTCGCGAACTTTGTGCTCCAGGCGCGATACGCCGCGATATACGAACTTCTGTAGATCCAGTGCGTCCGCTGTAATCCGCCATTGCCACGACTCGACTTGCCGGTTCTGCCACTCGACGTCAAGCGAACCTGTGACGCGCGTTTTCCAATCTATCGCAACATTATCGTTTTCAGCTAATACGTCGCAGATACCACGTGAGTAAAGCGTTTCAAACCCCAGTTCTACATGGGACACTCGTAGTCCCGCTAGGTCACGCGCTAGAAATCTGTCCGCAAGCACGCGGACAAGGTCTTTCGCGTCCTCGTAGTCGAAGTCTGGAATAAACGCAGATTTTTCCGCGTCAAGGATTTCGGCGTCCACGCGTGTCCAGTCGATTTCCGGAGTAGACATTTATGCTCCAGTCACCAGATACTTGTCTAGCGTTGCGTTCAATGCTTCCGTCAACACCGCCACACGGCATCTCTTCATGTGATCGAGGATTTGGTTACGGCCCCACGACGTCCGATCCGCTAACTCGTTTTCCAGCAAGTCAATGAATCGGTCTAGCAGTTTTGTGTTCATCGTTCAATCTCCCCGCACTTGCAACAGCGTTTTAACGCGTTACCTTGCCGGTGCCAGCAATGATAATGCTTCATTCGACGCCCCGTAGTTTTCTAAGAATCTTAACTGCCGTTGTTGCCCCGTTTATCGCGCGATGCGGGAGCGGTTCTTCCGGAACACCAAGAAAGGGAGCAATATTCTTCATAGACAAACTCGGGATGTTAGGGAAGGCTTGTAGCGCCATACTGCATAAATCAAGATAATGATAATCAACACCAAGCGGCCCGAGCAATCGTTCAGCTTCGTGCAAGAAGCCTCGATCTAACGTGACGTTCTGAGCGAGAATTGACGTCTTACTACCGCCGAGAAAAGTTATTAGTGTTGGCCAGATATCCCGCAAGTTAGGCGCGTTAACCCATTCGATTGGGTCATATCCATTCACGGCTGCCGCACCCGGAGTACAAACTGCTATCGGCGACGGTTTCACTTTTGTCTCGTAGGTCCGGTGAATCTCAATACCCGGCCAGCCAACAATGACTATGCCAACCTCGATTATTTCATCTTTGCTCGGATTCAGACCTGTCGTTTCTAGGTCCAGAACAGCAAGTTTGTCGATCATATCACTTCTCCATCGTTGCTCTCCGCACCACCGCGCTCCACGGTAACCGCATAACGGGACGTCTGGTAGCGGCGTCGCGTATCGGCCGCACCGCGTCCACAATCCGCCACCACGCGCCGCGATCCGGTAACGCGATGACTTCGATTTTACCGCACACAACGCACCGCAACGTCCCGCTTCCGGCGTCCGGGACCGGCGTTACCGCTAACATCGACTCTTTAACCGGCCCGGCGAACGCAACCGGGCGGAACGCATGGTCGCAGACAGAAGTCAGCTTACCGTCCTTACTCATTCTGTCCGCCGTGCATCAACACAATCTTCGCGCATTCTATTCCTTCGTCCAGCGTCCGGCAAATAAACCCGCAGCACGTGTTAAGAATCGGGTGCGAGTGCAGGTTATCTTCTTCCATCACGAGAACAATCGGTTTCCGGAACGCGTCTGCCCAACCGATTTCAATCATCGTGCCGATTGTGATTTTCGTCGCTCCGAGCAGATTCACTAACATCAAATCGCACGTCCGGACGTCGTTCCGGTCGCGCGTCGTGATCCCTTTCGCAGTCGCGAACGGATGATTCTCGTACGACTGATTGATGACGCCGACTGATTTAAGGAATTCCTTGCCGCGTAAAGGCGACACGCTACCGGGCAACCTCGCGGCGACGTACTCGCGCCAGTCCGTGCACTCGCCGAACGTCAGCCCGGAGATCGGGCCGGATAAATAGATTTTTGGCATATTCGCGCGGCTCCTTACCGCAAGTTTTCTAGAACCGGTGGATCATCAACGTGTGAGAAACAAACGCGCTACTATCACAGTTGCGGCAGTAATAACTCCTAACAGGCTAAGTAGTGTCACTATCAGCCATGCAACTCTTTCTACATCGCTAAACGTCAGCATATATACCCGTTTCCGGCGAACTTCGGAATCTCGTCCGGACGCCACACAAGCGAATCCGGCGCGTACGACCCGTCCGCGTACGGAAACAAGCCCAAACGTTTCGCCCAACGAATCGCGTCCAGCAAACTAGCGGGTGACGTCATCCAATAACTGTTCAACTCGTTCTTCATCGGGCTCCTCCAGCAATTTTTTCTTCGCTTCCGCTAGCATCCCGGCAATCGCTGGTAGCAACGTCGGGTCCTTAGCGACCAGCCGCGAAGTCTCCGGCGTCAGCGCGTGCGCGGAGGCCGTACTCCCGAACTTCTCTTTCCAGAACTGGAAAGGTTGGAAGTGCAAGGCGGGATCTTCCGGTCCGGGGGGTAAATAGGTAACAGTGACGCCGTTGTGGGCGTGCGACTTCTGCGGCTGGTCCGACATAGTGTACAGTCTCCGGTCCTTTTCGGACTCTATATATAAGACGCGGCCCAACGGCCGCAGGTTACAGCGTAATCCTGACTTCGTAATAGAAGTTACACGTCCGCCGGGTCCGAGGTCAAATCGGCAGCGGTGAACGACCCAATGTACTTTTGCTTACGTACCCCACCGCTCCCAGACGTTAACCATACGATACACGTATCCTCGCCGTTCTCCTCGATTAGCTGGACATCTACCCCAATCCCCCAGCCGTTAGCGCTCGTCCGAAGCCCGGAGTATTTACTACCTAACCGGGATGCCAATCCGCTCATCCCGCGAACGGTTCCATAAAAATGTGCCATACCGTACTCCTTTTTGGGATCAAATTGTAATCTTGACTACATAATAGAACTAAGACGTAGTAACCCAGCGCCGCTGGGGAACGTCTATCGAGTGTAGCTCGAAAGCGAAACGGAGAGCGCGGACCTTACTCTGCGAAGGAAGTTTAGCTTCACTTATGCTTCCAAACGGTCATGTCTTAACGATTTCCCAGAGTTTCATACTGTCTCCTCTTTAACACGCGCACGAGAAAAAGTGCCCGTACATGTCGTCCGGTTTGTGCACGCCGGTAACACGTTCATAATGTTTCCAGAACTCGACGGTGTTAAACGAAAAGCCCTCCCATTTGCCTTCGTCGATCAAGTATTCTTCGTTCTCCAGGTACGCTTTCGCACCGTCCATAAGCTCTTGATATGAGATCCCAGCTTCGCATTCGGCGAAGACGCGCAGCCAGCTTTCGCTCAGCGACGCTGACGGTTTTAGTCCAAGTGGAATGTCGAGAAACGCCGGATGCGTCCAGTCGTGCCGCAGCGATGAAATCGAACCGGGGAGTAAGTACAGCCAGAATTTCTGGCCGGACTTAATCGCTTTGAGAGGTAAAAACGGATCGGCGATGCCGACGACATCGGCTGCGATGTTGGTTTGTTCTACGCGGTCCGTTGTACCCGTGACGAGTTTCAAACGCGTTCCTGGCCACAAATCTGTGTCGGCGGACACGGGCGCGATAGCAATGTGCACTGCGTCACGCGGTCGATACTCAGAATCGAGAATAATCTTACCGAGTCCTAATTTTTCTTGGTCCATAAACGGCGGCTCCTTTTTCCGCCTTGGTTCATTCCTTCTCCAGCGCAGCGAGTTCGGCGCGAAGCTGCTCGCGGTCACGGGCTACCCACTGCCTCGTATTGACAAACATCTGTCCGAACTCCGTGATGGCTTCTATGTCTTTACTTACCTGTTTGATCTGGCCCTTCAGCCGCGCCGTTTTCTCGCGGCGCTCGGCGAAGGCGATGAGGGCATCGGCCATTCTGGTGCGGCGCTCTCTACAGCCTGCACAATCGCATCTCGGCACTCCTGGCCGCTTGTCAACGGTTTCGGCCACCTTCTCCGCCTCGGCCCGCAGCATCATCGCTTCTTCTCCTGACGAGTCTTTTTGCTTCGTGTCAACGGCGATACGTCGGGTAAGAAAACTAACTCGCCGAACGGCATGTAGGACTCAAGTATCTTCTGTGCGTCTTTGCGCGTCATGCGCACTGGCGTTGGTGACGCCACCAGATTTTTTAGCTGCAACCAATGCGGTCTAACCGCGCACCGGCATCTAACCGCCCAAACGCGCGCGTCGTCCGCGATACGCAGGAACGGCGCGAACGCTGTGGAGAAAAACTCTCGTCGTCCGATCATTTTGTCGTTGTCTCCTTTTTGCGCGCACGCGGCCTCGGGTTGCGCATGGTATCTGGCACAAACTCGTAGCAGGGTTTGTTCCGAGAGGCATTCATTGCGTAATGCACATCGCTGTGAAATCCACAGTTCTTACAAAATACTAACTCTGCATGGCACCAGCAGGGACAGTCCATTCGGCAATTAGCAACAATTACATTCTGTCTACCAGTGCGTCCACAATTATGTGCGTGCAATTGGTTTTTTGTCATCCGTTGCATCCTCCGCGCCACGGAAGTTCGTCCGGTAACAAATCCCACAACCGATTCTGGCGTGTCCGAAGCCACCGGCCTCCTTTCGGGCAGCAACAAATATCGCAGGTACAAAGGTACCCGACAATACGAGCGATTTTATCCGTCGGAACGTTTAACCGTATCAATAACCATTCCAGCCAGTCTAAACGGCCGTAGCCGTACCATGCTTCTCGGAACTTTTTGTTCCCAGTAGCGAGGAGGCCAGACTCACACGCGTTGTGTAGTTTTAACCACCGTCGATACGTTGGTTTACGCCGACGCACTGTCGGTTCTTTCTTCATATGCTGTTTTATCTCCTTTACTCCAAAGACAAGATTTTCGCGATTTATTGTACGTCCGGACCTTGGTACACTTTATCAGACCTCGTCCATTCCGGCGATTCGCACCGGCATTGTGCATAATGCTTACCGCATCGTTTGCACATCCGGAATACAAAATGTTTGCTGCGTCCTAATGCCGCGAGTCGTTCGGCGATGTCCGGACACGCGCATTCGGACAAATCGTGGTTACAGTTCATACACCACATAAGGAGTAATTCCAGGATTTTAACTTCTTGCCGGTACTGTCGTAAACCGCCACCGGCCGGATCTTACTGCAAACCGCTTGTCGAACCGTATCATTCCCGTTCCCGTCTCCGTAGCCAATCGTAACCGCGCCATCTAGAACTTCGCTACAGAGGATAAACTTTTGCGGTGGGGACTCAAGATACTTAGATCTCTTTGCATCCGATAGCGTTAAATATCCGTGAAAGCCAGATTCGTAAACACCCCCCTCTCCTGGGTATAGCGCTACTGGAGTGGCGGTTTCTATCCGGCCTAACTGGAATTTTGCGGTTTTTACTGACGAATAATAAGTATTAGGTACCTTACCGGACCGTCGGTATTTGCGCAATTCCGTAACCGATACGTACACGATCTTCCAAATCTTTTTAGGCCGCCGACGTTTAGTTTCGTCAATGCTGTACAAACACATAAGTTACGTCCTTTCGTCGGCGGATTCTTCAGGAACCGCGAATTCTTTAACCTTACCGTAGTGTCCGCAAGCGCAACACGTAATCAGCGATTCATCGTCCCATACGCTATCGCCGCCCGGCTCCGTTCCGTCGTCCCAAACCTGTACGGTCATCTGTACAACTATGAAGAACGGTTCTTGGCTTTTGCACTCCGGACACGCGATACCTTCTAGGCAATTAGAATTCGTAGCCACGGCTTCTCCCCCGCCTTGTTTCAGTTAACAATCAACTTCGGAACTTTCTGCTTCTGCTCACATGCCGAGGAGCAGAAAACGTCTTCTGCGCAAGACTCGTCTGCCGCGATCCAATGCGTCCAGCGTAACGAACACTCCGGACATTCGTGTTCACAGCGTTTCATGCTGCCGCCGTTACAATACTCCGGTGTCAGACATTTCGAGCAAAGATCGCGATTCGCCAGCGGAAAAATACACGATTTGTTATCCACACTCTGCAAATGCGACCAGCGAACTCCACACGGACAAGTGTGGTGACATATCACGCCGTCTTGATCGGGCCAATCTTCGTCCACAATCTGCGCAGTCGGGTCAGTCCCGACGACGGCGGATTTCTTTTTCATCCCGGTCTGAAAACAAACCACGCAAAGATCGCGGTCTTCTTTGGCAAACGAACACTCCGCCGCGTTCTGCGCTATATCGTGCGACCAGTTTTCGCCGCACGGACAAACGTGCGCGCATACACGGGTTCCCCCCGTGCTCGTCCCGGTAGACGGGTTCCATGTTTGTGCGCGGACTTTGCTAAAACATTTCGTGCACAGATCGCGGTCTTTTTCCGGGAACTCGCACGCCGTGGCTGTCGCGTTTATCGAATGCTTCCAGGCCGTCTGGCATTGCGGACAAACATGATCGCAATCTTTTCTAGCCCAGCCAGCGGTGGACGCAACTACCGCGTATTTCTCCGGCAGATCCCTGCCAAGGATTTCGTAAATCGCTTTCCGCTGCGCCAATGATTCTACCGCGTTATCGCAATACCGTTCGCGTATCGCCGCTATCGGGTCGTCGATCTCCGGTTCCAGAAACGCAATTAACGACGCCAGCATAGTCCCGGTGCGGCCGTGACCGCCGGTGCAGAAAAACAAAACCCGTTTCCCAGTTTTAACCACGTCTGCGAAGTATTCGACCAGCACGCGCCACATTTCCGCTTTCGGCGCGTTGTAGTCTTGCATCTCGCAGTCGATTATCGTCAACGGCTGAAGATAGCTGCCTCCAGGAAGATTACCGTTCAGCGTCACCACCCAGTCGATCTCGCTCAGGTTCTCTTTGGTTATCGCGTATTCGCTTCCGGCCCAAACCGTATACTCGCCGATTTTTACGGGCGTCGCAGCATGACGGCATTTTCCACCTTGGATTACAGTCACGGCGGTTTTATCGACGTCAGCGTTCGCGTTACCGCCGAATACGAAACTGCCGAGATGTCGGTCTTGTCCCATGTTTGTCTCCTCGTTTCCAGCGAACCAGCTAAGCACGCTCTGGCGAATGTTGCGGTGCTGGCGAATCTTGCGGTGTTTCCGCGATTTTTTCATCTGTCGCCTCCGACGCCGACGACTCCTCGTTTACCGGGATCGTCGTTGGATAACTGGAAAAACTATACGTTTCGTCTACACAGTTTCCGGACCCCGCGCCGTTATTTGTTTCGGCGGGTTCGGGGACACTATCGTCGTCTTCGACGTCTTCAAGAATCTGCGGCGGAGCCTCTTCCGGCGGCTGTTCTTCATCGTCTTCTACCGGGTCGTCCACGACTAGCTTAAGCTCCGATGCGGGAAACCCGGCCCGCAACTTTTCTCGGTTAGAATTTCTGAACGCGGCGTTTATGAAAGGCCAGTACGCTTGTACCGGTTTGTTAGCTTGGTGACGACCTAACGCATCTGGATCTGACCAGATCGGACAAAACGCTTCGTTAACCAACTGGACGATACGAAGCGGATCGGCGATAAAAGTTAACCCACACGATTGTTTCAAATCCAGTAACGCCATTAACCCTTCGTCACCTCTGCTCAAACCAATCGTAAGATTCGTCAGCTTGTTGAAAACCAAACAAGAGTTGTGCTTCAGATTGAAAACACCGTCCAGGAACAACGCATCCGATAACCGCCCGGTCATCCAGCGCAGCAAATGCGTCGCGATAACCGCCCACTTTTTTCCGCCGTACGACCCGTACCAGCTCATTTTGGTAAAGTACCCGATGGATAACGAAACCACATGGCATTTCTTCTCCGGCGGAAGCTCCGGAAGAAAACTTGAAATAAACTTATCGCGAGCTTTAATGCCGAAACCTGCGACTATCTGCGGAGAGATTTTCTTCATCGCAGAGGTTAATTTCCAATACGCGTCTCCATCCGCGCGAGTACGCACATGCCGTAGTTCTGCTACGACGCAAAGATACAAATACCCCGCGATCACTTCTGCGTACTCTCGGACCCGGCCTTTGTCTCCGTTCTCCCAGGAACGGTAAAAGTCGATCATTAACGGCGCTATGGAGACGAAGCTGGACACGAATCGTTCTGTGTTCGGGTTGTTAATTCGTCTCGGCGGTTTCGGCTTTTCCTCGACGACTAACGCGGGTACGAAGTCCGGCGGAACACGATATACCGCGCCAGACGAACCGTTGACTAACAGCTTTTCGCCGCTTTTTGTCGCTTTGTATATCGTTGCAGAAACGATTTCGGGTAACAAAAACGCGGGTTTTCCAAGTTCCCGCGCTATAATCGCTGCATGACAAGTGGCCGATCCGTTCCGGACAAATATCGCGGCTGCTTTTTGCATCCGAGTATACTCGGACGGCGAGAAGTTCGTTAAGTAGAAAAACGTCTCGCTGTCGATAACCGCCGTACTCGACGCGCCTATCGGCATCAAATCTGCGAGTTTTTCGGCGCCATCTGGAATCGCTGTGTCCGACTCCGGAATCTTAGAGAACTTCAAAGCGCGGTGCTGCAAGAACCAAAATTTCAAACCGCCCGGTTCATCCGGAGCGTTTTCTGCGCACCATTCTACGTCGCTAGGCCCTAGATTCTGATGAATCTTTATTAACGCTTTGAACAACGTCGCGAAACGCGGGTCAGACAAAGAAATCTCTACACCTTTTTTCTCGCCGCCTACCAGCGCCGTCCCTAAGCCTTCGACGGCTTCCACAATCGGGAAGAACGACGTTCCGTGCGTATGATTCGGGTCAGAAGTAAACGCGACTCCAGAATACACAATATTCTTGGGCACGACTTGTATCACTACGGCCGTGCCGGTATCGGCAATTCCGTTTGCCTCTCGGTACGCCACTGCTTCCGGCGCATTCCACGATTCGTAAACTTCCAGCGCCGCCGCTATTATCCTGTCAGGTCCGCGAACGGGGATTTTCGTTTTCAGCATTCCGGGCATAGAAGTCGGCGCGCCGGAACGCACAGATACCACACGACGATGCAAAATTGGCGCGCTAGGGGAGACACAAATTCTAACTGGCGGAACCGCGACCGGAAGCACCGCGTATTCTGGGACTGAAAGATCGCAAGTATGGGAAAGACGATACAATCCGGCTGCTTTGCCGCCGATTCGGTCGGCGTTTAAATACTGCTCGACAAACGAAACTTCAGTAACGCCATTCGGCGACGGAGTTTTTTCTACGGGCGCTTCGTCTTTGTTTTCTGCGCCGGCAACATCCGCAAACACGTTTGTTGACCAGATCAGGTAACAATCGTACAATGTGTGTGCGTGATGAGGCCCGGAGTGTCCCGCTTCATTCGTGCAGTAGTATCTAAACTCATTCTCGACCACATTACATTGCCCCGGTGCGCCGGGGTCTTGTGCGGTTTTGAGAAAATCCCAGATTTTGCACTTCATGCAGTTTCTCCCGGTGTCCTTTCTTCTATTTCGTTGTGGAAAACCACAACGGGATAGAGCAAATGACAACAACTGCGATTAGTATTACTAAAATACACAACAATTCAGCAGCCCTTTCGGGTAAGTCGCGTGGCGCGCGATAAGAAGTTAAACGCCCGGCAGAAGTCGCTTGCCCGTTAACATCGGGACTAAACGCTTCTGCCGGGGCAGGTTGGCCGGTATGTCCGGCAGCAAAAGTTTCGGTGAACGGTAGCGAAAAGATCCACGGCGGATCTAGACGCGCGTGATGGTCACACTTCCGGCGGCAATAGCGCTCGCTAACTCGCTAACGTCGTCAACTACAAGCGAGAAGCGGTTTTGTCCGCCGTTACCGGGGCGCTTCCAGAGGGAAGACGCGAATTCCGGGGTTTGCAGACCCGAAATTTTCGGTTCGATACGAACCCGGAAACGGGTGTTTCCAATCTGTCGATATCCCAACACTCCCAGCGGAGTGCTGAGAATTTCGACGTACTGTGTTCCTTCGGTACCAGTCATTTTTTAACCTCCTTTCTTAGACTCGTAATGCAAAGACTAACGGAACCGCCAAACCCTGACGGATTAGACCGTCCAAGAGAGATTAGTATCCCGTTTTTACTCTCTTTCTAGTATGCCTAGGCCTGATACACAGGGTATCTAGTGTTCTGCATTTGGCGGTTCCATTCGGTGCCGTAAAGGTTTTAGTTACGATACCTAGGTGAAACAAGTCACCAAATAAATTAGCAATGTTGCCCGTCCAGCAAACAAAGCAGCACCGCGATCCAGCCAACCGTCGCGCCGCCAATTCGGGTACAGAGTTTTTGCATGAATTCCATAATCTCATCCTCGCGTTCTAAGCGATAAATCTCGCGGTCTCGCGTCATTCGTGCCACCCGTTATCGGTTATGTAGCCGTCTTCGCCGACAACTACGCACTCGCTCTGTGTCAGTTCACGCACGAAGCCAAATTCTTTAGCGCCAAATTTTCGAGTCACCAATCTTTTAGCTTCGTCCTGGTTATACGCCATTATAACGATTAGGCTTGTGGCGTAGTTAACAATATAGGTTCTCATTATTGATCCTCCTAATCTGTCGTCGTTGCAGCACGTATTTTTTCTATTTTGGCCCAATCGCGCCCTTTGCCGCCGACAAACGAAGCAGAGATAAGACCGGCTCTCGCCTGCTCTATGGTGTCTATTGGACCGCCTTTACCGAAAGCGCCGGGTATGTCATACACCAAATGCGATTCAAATTCGTCGAAAGAAAGGTCGTCTGGGTCTTCGCACCAATCCAGATAATCTGATATTATCTCGTTGTTTGCGGCTAGCAAAAGCCTGTCTTCTATACGCCACGGCAACGGATATTCTTCGTGCAAAGTCATGTCACTCAATTCCTTTCATAACGCCCTTGCTAACTCGCGCAAATGCTGGTCGATCATTGCGAACTCGACGTGCGCAAAAGTTTTAGCCGGTAAATTCGCGTGCACCGCTGGCATTGTATTGTTCGCGTCTGGTTCGCGTAGCCTACGCCGCT